TCATTTAGGTAATCTATATGTTCCGGGCTCATAGTGTGTCATCTTTCCTTGTGTTGCGTCTACTATCATCTGAGCTGCGCGCTTCCAAGTAAAGTGCTCAACGGCCTTTCGCATATTTGGCTGAAATCTTTCCATCAATGTATCATATTCTGTATAGGCCTTGCGCATCATTTCTATAGTGTGTTTCTTGCTTGGTTGCCCTATCTTTGATTTTGAGTTAAAAGTCCAATATTGTTCTAGGGGTTTAGCAAATCGTATCGACGTATCTATCAACAACGAATTATCCTTATTCATGAAATCTAACTGACCAGAATAATTTGGAGCTATGCTTAATAGATTACAAGCCATGCTCTCCAATAAGGGAAGCCCAAACCCTTCTGCTCCAGTTGTGGTTACATGACACTGGCAGGCATTATAAATGCTGGCAACATTATCTACATAGCCCGTTAGCAATTCGATTTCTGGCATGCTACTACCATGCTTATCGTGTAATCGTTTGAATATATCACCTAACACTATCTCAAATGCTTTACGGCCCTTCGGATTTTTGGTTGGATCATAAGCACCATCGCTGTGTTTAAATACCTTACTTTTGAGAACAAGACACACATCATCCCTATCTGTAAAGGCCTCACAATAAGATTCTAACAATAAATCTATGTTCTTTCGAAAGTGCGGAGCGACAACAGCAACAAATTTAAATTTTTTCTTCGTATTAAGTTTTACAGCTGGAATATCAGGATTAAATAAGGAAGTATCTACACCATGAGGAATTACAAATATCTTTTTGGGGTCTATACCATTAATGTAAAATACTTCAGCAGAAAAATTAGAACTTGGGAAATAATAATCTACAAGACCATAATACTGTTTCCATCTAGGATCCCAGTAAGTAGTCTCATAGTTATATATTGCGCATCTCGCTTTAGAATTTGGTAAAAATCTCTGTGGGAAGTTTTGCGGAACCGTATAAGTCACATCTATATCTATCGCCTTCTTTCCTGCGCCGAACTTTTGTAATTCGGCCATAGACTTAAGCATCTTGGCATGAGGAAAGGTGCTTTCGTTTAAACCATTAGTAGAAACAATATAAGTATTGTTTCCTAGTTCATCGAAAGCCTTAATTAATTCCTTCATTACATAAACCCAACTTAAATTGGTTGAGTCATTTAACCAAGTGTAGGTTCTTATATTCAGTGGTTCTGCCATTCTTACTTCCTTTATACTATTTTACACCGTTTTCTTTATACTGGAACAAGTAATTCTGTTACCCTATCGGATGTTACTGTTTGTTCACTGTTTCTGAATCCTGCTTTCTTTAGATACACCGTCAACAGTATTTTTGTTGACAATTCTGGCCTTGTACTTATGTTTTCTATATTGGCCGCTCTAATTCTCAAGATTCCAGAGCTTTGTGTATATAATACTGCTATTGTTTCATCAATTGATGTTAATCCGTCTACGAAATCTGCTGTACCCGTATCTTTGACAAATGATTTAATCGCAGTAGCAACTTTAACTTGATTATCATCTAGAGCAGTGGATGGAACAAAAGTGCCATCAGCAAATCTCATTTGATTTTTAATAAAGTTATTAAATATATCTAGTTCGCCTTGTGTAGACCCTGTAGGCAAGTTAATTACTATTGTATTAACCTCCAAGTCTATCTTGTATGGATCTCCAAAGGTGTCAAGAAGATTGCCACCCAATAATAAATCGCCTGGCATAAATACTGTGTTTTGTCCGCCATTTTGTGGGTCTTCAGTAATATCTTCTGATGTAAATTCAGTAAAGGTTTTGGGAACAAATCTTCGCAAATCTGTTATTATTAGGTTGCTTGGACTCCATAGTGGAACAAAGTTAATTCTAAAATTAATTACATTAAATGGAACTGTATTAAATGATGGATCCGCAGCCAATAGATCTACCGTTGTGCTGAGCGGGTCAACTAAATTCTCAAGTGTTAATACTGCTCTGACGAAAGTTGAACCAGCCGTAAATGCAGTGCCCAAAGCAATATTTTGTTGGATAAGTTGGGGATCTAAAATATTAATTACCCCATCTTCTGTTACATCAGCACGGAGTATTTCGTCTATTGTTACAGTCTTTGCATCAATTGCAGCCTTTTGATCAACTGATGGTAACGACCCAGATTCTAAGTCCTTTGAATACCCGTCTAGGGCCTGTGCTCTAGAGACATCACTGAGGTCAATAATTCCATCTCCATTAACATCTCCATAAGCATCTGTAATTATTTCAACTGCAATTATTCTATATCTAAAATCTTGTTCGTTAACATTTGGTATAATTACAGAACCAACCAAATTATTTAATATGATATCTGAATTGGGCTGTATAATAGTTAGCTGATTACCATTAGCCAATCCAGGAAACTCTAGCCTTCCCTCTATGGTGGGATTGTTAACAGGATTGGTGTCCCTAATTGAACCTAAGACAATTGGCTCGTTTCCAGCATCTATAAGAGTTGTTAATGTTTCCTCTGATACAACCGAAACTTGTGAAACATCTTCTATGCGCGTAAATACTAAATTACCAGTCGCCGGATGCGGTTGTGGGTCAGTAAAGTTATTTGCCCTTTGTATAATGATATAATTAAGGGCACTTTGAGAAACATCAATCAAGCTGTGATGCCCCTCGATGAATGGTTCTTCTACACCCGTTGCTTCATTCTTTTTAATCTTTGGGGATGGTATCTGTACGCCACTATCAAAAGCAGAACCACTTGTGATACGAATTGCATCAGTAAATATTCTAAACCATAAATCACTTTCTGGTACATCAGTCCAAATATTCTGTGAGAATACCGACATGAGCATTTCATCAGCTTCATCAGATGAGGCATTAGTATTTGCCGCCTCTTGTAGAACTATATTTCCAACACTTATATCGCCGGAACGTCTAATTGTTAAAATATAGAAATCGCCAGGCACCGTTGAGGGTTCTATATTTGGATTAGCTAATAAAGACTGGGTAAATACAAAGTCGACTATCTGTGGAACATCTGAAAGTGATACGCCCAATTCCGCCAAATCATTTTGATCGAAAGAGACTTCGGCCAAAGCAGATGGTTCTGGATCGAATTCAATGGCTGTACCCGGAATAGCATCTGTCGGACAGGTAGTAGAAGTTTGGAGCTTTCTAATGCCAACTACTATATCACCGGACCAATTAAACTCTTCTCCGGGAAGTGCAAATTCATTTTCCTCTACCGATAGCAATAATTGAATTTTTTGTATATTATTAGTAGTGGCCTTAAATTTTTCACCAATTATTAATCCAGTGCTAGCATTTCTTGGTAATAATCTAGTGGTAGTAGATTCAAAAATATCTATATTCAGATCGTCTGAACTTAAGTCTTCTCTGTCTGCAATTTCATCTAATAATATATCTAATGTTTTTGCTAAGGTAGCGGGCTTAAAATTAAAATAATCCATATTTGGTTCGCTGGATTGCTCGGCCATTATCTCATCCCTTACAACTGCCATCTGTGATGATTCAAGGATGCGTAGTCGACCACCATTATTTCGACAAGCTGTGCCAGTAATTATAGTATTTTGATTGCCAAATAAATCCTGTGTCATGAAAGCAATCATTTTTGTAAAGTAATTTTTGGTAACCTGAGATTCATTTTTCTCAAAGGTTAAAACCTCTTGTACAAAGTTTCCTCCGAATATTGTACCAAAAATATAAATCTTAAGACTGGGGGCGCCGTCCAACTCAGATCCAGATATTTCTATTTCAAGTTGGGCACCTTCAGCAACATCAGAGGGTTGAATAAAGACCGTTTCACCAAATGAGTCAGTTTCGTATATTGGCTCACCATCAAAATTTTCAGTATCTATGAGGCCTTGAATTGAGGAGGGCACATTATCACTATCGAACAATATTGGTTGAGTAGCAAATTCTTTTTCGACACCGCTGCCCGTTGTATGATCAGCAACGGCGGCAAGACCATCATGCCAGGCTATTTGCTCAACATCCATATCCGTTTCTGTTATTTGTTGTCCATCAAACCAATTATTTCTTGGTAAAACTTTTGCTGCCATTTTATTACTCCCTCAAGTTACTTAGTAAATTTAATTATTGACTCGGTGTGAGCTGGCTTAATAGTATCTATCAAGCCCTTAAGCAATTCTTCCAATTGTGCATTACCTATCACCTTATCAAACGAGTCTATAACTTCAACCTCAAATCTGAAAATACCCCTCTCTGCATTTATCAAGGTTGCTAGAAACTCTATATCGCCTTCTTCCTTATTAAAGTCAAATAATCCAGTAGTATTGGAATCTTCAACAACTGGTTCTACGAATTCAGTATTAGATGTGAAATTAACATCAAATGCGCCGTTAGTAGTAAGTCTAACTGATTGCAATCTTTCTATTTCTGAGAATCTTATATTATCCAGTCTTGCCCTAGCACCATGTACGCCTAATGTATCTGTGCCTATGAATATCTGCGAGAATGTATCGGTTAAATCAATATTGTCTACGATAAAGCGATTTACACCAGGTCTTACTTCGGCTTCACCATAAATAACACCAGTGCCGTATATTAATCCGGTCCCATACTTAATAGTGCCGCGTTCATCACCGTCTACAAATAAGCGCAATCTATCTTCATTATCAAGGCTATTGGTGCGCCACATAACCATTATGCGGTGCCAAGTATGACGTTTCCAATTGGTATGAACACTTACTAGATGATCAACACCAGAGGCTCTCATGAAGAAGTTAACGAAACCATTTGGGTCTCTGTATACGCTTACCCTATCGCCCTGGCTGTTTAGCGGAGTATAGGTTATCTTAACTGGCATATTCTGATTTGGAAGTGGTATTCCTAATGTTATTGTTTTTCTATCAACATTAGATATACTTCCGCTAGTAAAGAAGTTTGTGCCAGTATTAGCAGTATCGGTTACTAGTCTTACGCTTTCAACACTTCGCACTCGTTGTGGGGCAATCACTATAGTGCTCGTTGCAGAGACCAATTCCTCGATAATAACCGGGGACATATCTATATAATAATGGAAATTTGGGTCATTAGCATTGTCATCTATTGGACTTACCCAAAATTCAATAGTTCCCTCATTATTATTGAATACCGCTTCGGCATTGTCAACAATAAATGGTCTATTTTCAGATATTTTAATAGCATAACCAAAGTCTTCGTTAACGCTTGGGGCGACAGCAAAGCCTTCATCGAACCTATCTCTAAAGACTGATGAATCAGTTGCGTCAGTATCAAAATGCGCTAAGAATAATGTGTTTTCATCATTAACAAAGGCATTAGGCTCGTTAAAGTCAGTTGTAATAGAAACTTCTCCAGAAAGTACAGTTTCACCAACTCTTGTGTCTGTTAGTGCTGTATCTAATATTCTAAATTCATCGATTACACCATCAAATCTATTAGCACCAGAGTAATCACTGCCAATGAAGAATTGGTCTGGCTGATTATTGAGTCTTACGCGTAAGAATGAAGGATAATCTATGATATAATAACAATGCCCATGAAGCACGAATGGCATTCCAGCTGAACCAAATATTTCTAATCTGAATATGCCATTTGAGTATTCTACAACTTCAGCATAATCTCCGTTATTTTCTGATTTGGTTAATGGTATATTTTCTTTGATTTCTACCATGCCGGCTGATTGGGTTGGGTCAATTAATACAGCTGAAACAGTAATTGTATCTATTGTAAACCAATACTCGCTAGTAACAATAGTGCCATTATCAGTGAAGGTGATAATTTCTTCCGCCGCACCAGAATAAGTCGTTCCTCGTATTGTAACCTTATTGTCCGGTATATCATAATTGATATTATCTCCAGATAAGGTTACCGCTAATTTTTTACCATTAGCGTTATTGCTTGGTTGACATACATCTGTAAAAGTAGATTGTAAAATAGAAATATCTTGATTATCAATATCAATTTGTATGGTATCAAATCCAGTATAGCCATCATAGCCATCTGCCGTAATTAATGTTCTTGGTAATATAATAGCAGTAATGCTAACATCATTTAAGTTCATTGGAGCAGCTGCATTAACCCTAATCTCATCAGACTCAGAGTACACGAATATTTTTTCGCGACATCTTCTAAATAATAAGCCCAAAGTTTTTATGAGAATTGCATAACCCTCTGCTACACCATTATTAATTGATATTATATGAGAGTTATCAGAGCCTCTGGTTATAGAATAATCTGGATGATCAGCTGTTAAACCATTTAATTCAGTTTCTGTTCCATCTGGTGCGACGGCCAATACTATAAAGTCCTGATAATTAACTGGGGTAGTAACTGTAGCGACAATTCTATTTATTGTATAGTTAATATCACCTATAGTTAGGGTAAGTGGTCTATCCAAAGACAAACTATTTTCCCCGACACCAGTTATTATATATACAGTACCAAAATTGGGATCACCTGTTCCATCTGGTGTATCGTCTAAAATATAAAAAGAGTCACCAACAAGAACGCCTAATTCTACAAAATTAACAGTTTGCGAAACAAATACATTGGAGCCGGCATTAGATGAGCCGTCTGAACCACCAACAATTGGTCTAGTAGCAGCAGAGGTAATGATTTCTTCACCAACATCACCAAAATCATAAGCACTACTTGCCTTTGGATTTCCACCGAATTTGAATAAGTTTGGCACCTCTTCCCCATCAACGAATAAATGCATTTCATCTCGCTCATCTACAGAATTAAATTTCCAGGCCATAGCTAAATGATGGGGCTCACTTGCCTGCCAGTCTCTTATATTAGTGGATAAATTATAGAATCCTACATTATCTGAAGACAAAGCACGATTATCAAATACTTGGAAGTTTAAATATCCTGTGCCATCCTTATACAAAGAAACTCTATTTGATTCTGGTCTTGCTGCCATATCGAATATAAAGTGTTGGTCATCAGAAGCAAACGAAATACCATCTGTTGAGAATCCAGGCTGTTGTTCTGGAGAGAATTCGGTATCAAGGAAGTCACCACCATCAAATGTGTATTCAAAGGTAGAAGTCTTAAAACCACCACCATTATAAATAGCAGCAAACTCCGTATCAGTGAAGTTTCCACCATCTATACTATTACCAGCGCCGTCTTCGTGAGCATCTATTGTTGCTTCAAATCTTATAGTTTTAATAGAACTAGTTATAGTATCGGTAATTTCATTAATTTCGTATCCATCTTCACCAACTGGATTTTTAACATTATAAAATTCGCCAGTAGTTGTAATGGTACCAGTAAATGAGTGATATTCGGTTAAAGAACCGCGCCAACGCATATTCCATGTATTAGCAAATTCATCAAACCATATAAAATAACCGACTTCATCTTCAATATTAGCTGGCTCACCGAATACGGATGGGTCGTCAATATTTAAAGTGAATGGTATTTGAGCCGGATTTGTGCTTGAAAAGCCAATAAATACTTGTTCTGCATCAGCCTCATCATTTATAGCTATATCAAAAGTAAGAGATGCGTCATTAGCTAATCCTTTCCAATCAGGTCTTACCCATGTTTCAAGAGTTCCTTCATTTAATCTAAAGTGCGCGAGAGCTGGCACTCTAACATTCTTATCGCCCTCTACAACAACACCATTATCATATCTTCCGATATCGAATAGTGTGCCATTAGAAATTTCAACATCGCGTAAATGTAAGTTATCTCGCCCTAACACCCAATTATTGAAAGCTGCTTCATTAATATTTGGAGTGACATCAGTAAATGATTCTACTAGCCTTTCTATAGAGGGAATAGTTGGGCCTTCTATAAAAGACTGTAGGGTTCCACCGACCACAGAACGATATGTTTCTCTATCTAGATTTGGGGAGAAGGTTGTAAGCTCTGGAATCTGTGTTAGAGCTCCAAAGTTTGCTAGTAGTGGCTCTCTTAAAGCTCCGTATCTATAAGTAACAAAGTATTCTTCCTCTGGAGCGAGAGAATCACTAATGCTCCAATCTAGACTATTGTTGCCATATTCATATGATATTAACAATTCGTCTTGTAGATGTCTATAATCAATATAAACTTCACCGTAATTATAATTTACAATTACAGCATCACCAACGCTTAATGGATTATCTTCTCCTAACAAGATGGTATTTCCATCTATACTATCACGAGAAATATCAAAATAACCATCCAGCTCAGAGGCAGGGACTGTTCCAAGCTGTCCAACCAAATAGATATTCTTGACTGACAAGATATCATTACCAAGTGTTATTATTTTTTCAGCATCTTCTGATAAGTCTACAACATTCCATACTCTACCGGTATTAGTGACAGCAAATGGAATATCAACAGTCACCTGATGAGAATTGATAATGCCTGTAATAGTTGCTTCTTCGACTGGTGACTGGGTACTTGATCCCACAATTAAAGTTCTTTGCAAATCATCTGTTGTAAACACAGCAGTATTGGAGGTAAAGATAGCTATGCCATCAGTAGTAATGCCATCTTCGCCATTTTGATAGCTACCAACAATAACAACTCTTGATGGATTACCATCTATAAAACGCTCACCAACTTCCTCTAAGTTAACAATATCTACTGATGAATCGCTTATAGCTCCGATAGTATAGTCTCTAATATTTGGTCGAAGAACACTGGAGCTTCTATAAATATTATAAGCTCTGAGGATATGCTTGTTTCTTGTTTGAATACTCTTATACTGGTAAGTTACATCACCGATATTGGTATTTTGTTCATCAGAAACAGCAACATAAACTATTCCATTATTATAATCTATTAGATAGTCGCCTTCTTGTTCCAGCCTATCCAAATTAACATCAACGCTATCAAATAAGTCATCTTCATAAAACATTTCATTAATAAAGATGCTTGTATCAGAAAATAGAACAGAAGAGTCAAAGTTAGCACCTATAAATCTTCCTTGGTTGTCTGTGATACCTCTATTTTCCAATTCTATCTTAAATATTTTCAAACCAATAGTATTTTCTAATTCATCGGAAACTAACAAAGTTTCTTGTGGAATTCTGGCAAAGGTTGCGCGCTCTCTGGTTATATCTCGTTGTCTTGGAACCTTACGACCAGTAAATGATATGGAATTATCATTAAATCGTACGGGCGTATATATTTCTCCAGTTGTTTCGTTGAAAATACGAAATACGTCTGTAACTGGGAAATTTTTAGTTTGTATTTTTAAGTCTTCAATAAGTCTATTTTCAACTCTTTCGTTTAGGGCCTCGATATGTGACAAGAAGCGATAATCTTCACCTTCAGCAAATGTATCCTCATAATCAAATGAAATTTTGGCATCAATGCCACTTATATTTCTAATACTCTTTACAGCAAGCTCATCTCTATCACTATTAAAGGTATAATCGAGATTATTTGTAAATATTTGACGATAGGTGTAGTTAGCTACTGGCGGGTCGTCTCCAGTACCATCATTATTTTGATCGGCACCGAATACAAATACCTCCCCAGTTTCATAGTTAACGCTATATTCTCCAGCTCTAGCGGGTAATCTGCTAAGACTAAATCTAATTTCCCTTGTAAATGCTGGATGTATAGTGGCAAATGGAGGTTGGTCATCTGCAGCCTGAGTATTTAAAAATACAACACCATCGGATACTGGAATCTCATCATTTGATGCTACTATCGGTGCATGCTTCAAAGAAAATTTTGTAATAGTAGCCGGAGTTAGTTCTCTAACAACATTTTTAATTGTACTTAGCTGAACACTATCAGTTGTAATATCTCTACCTAATCTCTTATGAACGTATGAGATTCGTATTTCATCTCCAACTTTTGGTAATAGAAACCCACCAGGCTGCCCAGTTAAGGAACTAAGAGATAATTCTATTTCCTGATCAGATAAATTTACATTTCTAGATGCCGACAAAGTGTCATATCTGTTATCGAGTAGGGTATATCCAAATGTTTCAATGTCATACGGTATCAGTACATTATCTCTAATTAGGGTAACTGATATAACCTGTATGACCGGGCGATTAGCTACTTTAATCAACATGCCATCAAAGAAGTTATTCAACTCTGCATCGTCTGTAACTCTTTCATTTATCGTTTCAATAGCTTGTAAACTAATTGGATCTTCTGTTAGGCTTCCTATTACAGAATTAACAATAGTGGTAGCATTTACTTGGAAACCTTGAATTCTGGCATCATTAAATTCAATGGATCCTGCGACACTTGAGCCAGTTGGAACAGATGCAACTCGTAATACTTCATAAACTCCGCCGTTAGCAAATTTATCTATCGGTCCATCGTCTCTTATAAGTCGCTCATCCGCAACATCTACTGATATATAGTTTGCTGATTTGACAGTTTGAAGTGCATCAGATGATTTTTGAAATTCGTTCGCTATACCTGTAATAACCGTACGTACTACAGATGGCTCCTCAGTCTCATAAATAACCGAAATATTATTCAACATAGTATCGCGGATGACGTTTTCATCTTCGCCTGGACTTGAGAAGAACAAGCTATTGCGATTACCATCTTCAGTAATTCTATCACCATTAATAGTTTGGAATGGCTGCTCATCTGTACTGCTGAAGATTATCTTGTACTGAACGTTTGGAAATAGTGGACGGAAGGTTATAGAAACCAAATCGTTTTCTACAGCAACAGAAATTATTTCTGGGTTAGCAACACTATCTATTTGGGACGTAATAGACACGTTTGCTATACCAATATTCTGGTCTATTTCATCAGAGAATAAAATTTCCATACTTGAAACGGTAATTTTATTTATGCGCACTATAGCAAGTGCCATATATTATCTCTCCTCAGTAACTATAGTAATAGTTCCCGCTCGCAAAAATTCATTCTTCTGTGCCGTAATGCTTAAAACGTTTCCACTACTTCCGGTTGAAAAGTTAATCATTTGTACTCTGTCAATTCCACTGACCGTATATAAAACATTCGTAACGTCAGATGCATCTATAGTGGAGCCCAAGCTATTTGTGTTAAGGAACGCAGAAACAGCATCTATAGCATCCTGTATGACAGTTTGCTCTTGGTCAAGGAATTCTGACAACAATACAATACGTATACTGACATCAATATCCTTCGCCTGAGCAGCCTTAATAAGAACATCTGCCGTAATTGGCCTTACATTCTCAATAGCCAAAGTAGACTGATTAATAAGCTGATTATGATTAAAAGTAATAGTAATTCGCTCATTTTCCTTTGGTGCTATATAATCATAGTCTGCACTATATGTTGTATTATTAATAGGCTGGTTAAAATTGGTAATAGCTATGGTGCCCTCTATTTCGCCTGCAGCATTTTGGAAGCCTGCGCCAAGTGAAATCTTGGCTATATTCACGAATATCTTATTAGTTATTTGAGTGCCATTTCGTGAAAAGAATAATAGCTCTGAATCTGATGTATTTATATAGTAGAAAGTAACTCTAATAATATCACCGGTATTAAAAATTGCTTGAGTATTGTCTGGGGTTTCTGCCAATGCCACCTTGGTTGTACTCAAAGAGGCGTCTTCAAGAGCAATATTCATATCTAATGAGTTATCCTTTATAGTATAGTTAATAATATCGTAATCATTATCTACTGATGCTACTTGATCTAGATTATTTAAATTAACCCTTTCAAGCTTTCTTAATATAGCAACTTTAACAGTAGATGGAATAGTAGATACTCCCATATCCGCTTTTATAGCCTGAGTTAGGTCTACCTCAAATCCAGAACCAGCAGTTACAGTAACTAGCGCATCTGTCACTTTTCTTATTGAGGTTCCGGAGATAGTTATACTTCCATTAGAGGTAGTGGCCCCAACAGTTACTCGTAAATGAGAGGAAGCTCTACGAAGATTATTGATAATATTACCATCGGTATCAAAAATATTTGAGGTTGGTTGCTCTCCGACTTCTTCCGCACCCAATAAGAATTTATTTTCATCTCTATTTACTGGAAGCTCTGATATATTGGTCTCTGGAAACAAAGTAAATACATTGGCCACATAATTTACTAGAACTGGCGTACCTTCAGCAACTATATTAGGTGTAAGGGTTACAATATTATCTATAAAGGTGCCAGGATCGTATCCATCTGGAGCAAATATATCAGTGGCATTAAATCGTACAGTTACGGCATCATCATCTTCTGCTAATGAATCAGTTGGTAAAATAATTGCAGAAGTTCCAGATAACGTCCCATCTCCACTATCAGTATTGAACAATTCTGCATTGTCAGATGATCTTCGAATGTCTATAATATTAGTTACCGAATCATCTACTTGTACAGATCCACTGCTAACGACTGATGTATCGGTTTGAAATGTATTAATGGATAATATTTTAGAAATTGGATGTGTCAATACAACTATATAATTTCCATCATCATCAACTTCTACAACTGCCGGTTCGTTAGCCACAAGATTACCAAAACCCCAATCCACAGAGTCTTGTACGGTTCTATTGATATTAAAATCTTTTAGATTATCAAAATCAAAGAAATTATCGTAGGGCTTAACCCAAGTATAGTCTACTTGTAAAACGTCAGTACCTACAGGAAGTGTACTACCGCTAATAGTTATTTTTCCAGTAGTATTTAATTCTCCTGACACTCCATCAGGATTTTGATTCTCAATAACATATCGTTCGCCGGTTGTTAGATTCACAACTCTGCTTACAGTTCTAATTGGAGTATGTCGTAAGATAACCTGGCTACGATTTGCGTTATTGGTTGTAGAGTTTTCGTTAGTTACTAAAATATCTTGTGTAACTTCCCTAATCTCCTCTACATCAGAAAATGAAAGTGCATCGGTTCCGTTAAATACGCCCTTAGATATATCTTCATCATTTAATTCAATTTTATTTGATATAAAGTGAATACGATCAAATCCGAATGGACTTCCGCCGAAATCACCTTCATCTTTTACTAACTCAAAGTTACCGCGAGTTCTACCTTGAGTGTCAGTAAATTTTTCTACAAAATTTGGACCAGATAAACTACCACTTATGGAAAGAATATTTTCTACTGGCTGAAATGGAAGTGTATCTGCTTCTATCAAAGTAACTCTTCGCTGCGCCGCGTTTAATGACGTATCCTGTCCTCGTTGACCTAAAACAAAGTCATTCAATGGACTCGTTGGGTCATCTCTGCCACTTTCATCATTATATATAAATGAGTCTACCTGGCTCTGCAGTGAAGTACCTAGAACATAAATATCTACTTTGCCGCCCGAACCAGGATCTGAAACAATTAAATTGCCATTAGTGTCTGTTACTACTTGAGTACCGTCTCTAATCAACAATGGATCACCAGGTACCACAACTATAGAGTCTTGAACACCATCTAAAACAGATATGGCTGTTCTATATCCAAGTGCAGTTCCAGTATTACTACCGGCAAATATACTTAAAATTCTTGTTCTAAATTCACTGTCCGTTTCAGCATTGCTTCCGCCAGAAAATGATTGTAAATTTGTTGCGTGAGAAATCCCAGGAATATTATGAGTGGATAAACTAAATCTACCTATATTTCCAGATGTCCCTGGAGTAAGTGCCTGGCAATTTACTTCTATAGCAAACTGATCGGTAATGCCAACCATATCTAAGTCTGTTCTAAATCTAGTTGCGTTTGCCCTAAACACATTCGAGCTAGATGAACTCATGGTTGCATTTTCTACTGTTTGATAAGTTATACCATTTGTAGCAGTAACTATTGAGCCAGATGGAATAGAAACATCTACGTCCAAATTATTTGTAGTAAAAACCGCTACACCAGTTGCTTTAGATCCTGGTGATCTACGAACTCCGAAGTTTGAGGCTAATTTGTTTAGGTCGTTGCCGCCGGCCGAAAACATCGACTGTAAACTAGCTATATTTCTCAATTCATTGTAAAAATTTGCAAGCTGCTGTGATTGCGCATCAACAAACAAATCTCTTGATACAGTACCCGGCTTGGTATCCAGTTCTGGTTGGACTAATCGTAGATATTCTATAAAGGATATCACTAAGTCATTAAATGATCGAAATATGGCCATTGCTAAACCTCATTATGAAATTACAGTAAATATTTCTTCAATTTTTGTCAATCGTTTAGTAAGAACAGAAATTAAAACGTTAATCTGTCGTGGGTCTATAGGATTTCGGCCCGACTGAATCTCGCCGATAGCGCTAATCATCTCTGCTAACGATACGCTTTGCCCACTTGCTTGAGCGATTTGTAGAGTCTTTAATCTATCCAAACTTTGACTTACAGTTGTTCTGATTTCTTCTACCATCATATTACTTGGCATATTTCTTCCAGATATGGCTTCGGTTACAGAACATCCGTACCATGGATGAAACTTATTGGAGCTAAGAGGCGTTAAAATAATTTTAATTATGTCTTGTCGTAATTTTGGTGTGTCAGTAATAGTACTGATCGTACCATCGGCTTTAATTTTAATATCGCTATCTACGATTTCGAGATCAAAAGACATTAGCTCCTCCCTTGTCTTCTCTGGTTGGTCTTTTTATCTTTATGTTTATATTGATTGATGCCAGTGCTAATTCTATCATATAATTCTGTTACCTTAGCCTCAAGTGCTGACAATGATTCAATAAGACTTGTATTTACTAAATTATCTGCGCCTAAACCAAAGGCCAGAAGTCTTTCTTTTGCTTCGTCGTTTAATAATCCAACCAAAAATCTAAGCTCAACTTGAAACATTGCTGTTAAAACTATTATAATATCCGTTCCAGCTATACCAGAAAATTGCCCGAATACTAGATCTAATGATCTATAAGCTTTGACAAGTCTTGTAGTTTCTTTGTCTTCCTGTTTATCTATTTCCTTCTCTTCTCTTTCAGCATTTTCTTCTTGTGGATTTACAACATCTAACAAAATAGAACCTAATATAGAACCTTTAAGATTTCTTTTATTAGATACATCAGAAGCAAAAGTATCATCGTATTCAAATATAGATAAAATGGCCCGCTTTATCTCATCTTTTTCTTGCTGGAATAGCTTTTTTACTTCGGCTTTTCCTAACTTGGCTGGTAAAGGCGCTGCTCGTATAGTTGGCCTTTGTTCCGCTATATTAGCTATTGTTGGAACTATTTCTTTATTATTAAAGTTCTTTTTAGCATCAACGGTCTCTAAAATGGCCTTATATATTAGTTCATCAATATTATAAGTTGATAGCTCTAATATACCACCTATACTTTCGCCAATATTATTAAAATCTAAAACCTCTTGTCCAGTAAGATCGGAGTTAACATTACTTTGTGTTTGTGAATTTTGGGCGCCCTGGGACTTTAGTCTCATAGATATTATAGTCTCGATTAGTGGCCTCTTATATGTATTCCTGTCTATAATAAGCTCTTCATCCAATTTGAACGCGCCGGCGACCCTCTTACTTTGTGGAAATATAGGAATGTTCCCGTCAACAACCATAGGTAACATAACTCCACGCAATCTTTTGCTGCTTTCACTGGTCTGATTTTCACCCTCTACACCTAAATTTTCCTTGAGCCTAACTCGGTTATTCGTAGTAAAAGTCTGAATTTCCTCTTCTGTTAGAGGCTTAATAAAATCTAATTTTCTTATATTAAGCTTATCTAATAATTTATTTTGCTCTAATTCATCTGATGAAAATGAAGAAGATGCAAATAAATTTCCAGTATTAAAAGAGTCCAATACAACATTTTTTGATCTAATGGCTGGCAGACCCAATGATCTATAAAAAGCATTTATACGAGATTCTGTAGAAGAGGTTAATCCATTAATACCATTAGATCTAATTTCGTCTATAGCCTTAATAGCCGCTACAGTAAAATTCTCAAAATTAAAATCTGTATTTTTAACCATGATGGCTTAACCCTTAGTCTCTCTCTCAGAAGTTGAACCAGTTTGTGCTTTGGTTCCTGTTGCTGGCGTAGACACTAATCTGCGTTGCGGCAATGTAGCATCGGCAACAAATCGTACAGTTACTTCTGAAACACTCTCAACGCCATTTTCTAATTCTGAAATGAATTCTGAATTAATTTTTGCTCTAATAGTAGCCAATCCTGGGGTAGCAGATTTAATATCTGCTAAGATTTGCCCCGTAGAATTAACTCTACGCTGATTTGATATAATACCAAAATCTGTAGACATCTCGACACTTATATCTACGCCATCTGGAAGATTCTGTGCCAATAAAGAACCAGTTGCATCTCTTGGAGTAACTATAATAGTTGCAAGGTCTTGTCCATTGGCTTTAACTAAATTTTTGTCCACTTCTAATTCACTATCAAACCTATTACTTGCTTTAGCAACTATAGCATTTAGTTTACCTATCATATCGCCGGCAAAACCATTCAATAGATTGAGCATACTATCTTGTATGCCGTTAATATCATCTATATCATCGTCATAAGGTGGATTTTTAGCTACAACTTCAGAAATTTTGTCAGAAAGCTCACCGACCAAACTATTGAAATCGTTATTAAGTCCAGAGTATCTATCAAATATGTCAGCGGTTTCTGGAAATCTTTCTACTATTGGAGTTTCCATTATAGCATATTTAATTGCCAATTCTTCTTTGGCAAGCTCCACGTCTGGATGACATGCAAGCCCTATTATATTGCGCATAACCAATGATTCATAATTTGGCAGTACTTCATAATTAACCGCGCCTATCATTCTAATTAGAGATGGGCTCATAATTGTGATGACCTGGCCTTTAACTTTTGCTATGGCTCTAGTTACTCGTCTTGAATTTCCTCTTCGACTTTCAATTCTAATTCTGAGATTTGGACAATCATCGTCGTCACCACCTGGAGGACACCCCTCATCAATCTCTTCATCTAGTTGTGGATTCAACTGTTCAGTCATACTTTGGTTGTATTTTTTAAGCTTTGGCACTAATGAATTGCCAGTATGTAATCTGTAGGCAAAGAATGGTGGAGCCTCACCAAAAATAGATGGTATTAGAGTTCCTCTTCCCTTAACGGCGCGGCGTCTTAGTTCCGGCGGACATACTTTATCATTACAACAATCTGCATCATTATCATCACAACTAAACTTGCTTTTTACCTTTACCATACTAGACGTATCACAATCAGCCTTTTTACTTTTTCCTTTCTTACAAGGTAAGCCAGCTACAAGGTTTAATATTAACATAATTATTTCTAATAACGGCAATAAAGCTCCCATAACCCCTGTCTGATTTGCCATTTCTGCTATCATAGTAAGAAGCTTTTCTCTACCAGCAGCTCTAGTCTGCTCATTAGCATCTCCACCAAATGCATCAGCGAGGGATCTAATGTTAGCAATGATTAATTGTATGGTTGGCACTACTACTGTTAAAATGAAAAATACTATTGCCAAAATAGCCTTAATAGTGCTAATGATAATTATAACGCCAGCGAGAGGAGGAAATAAGGAAATAAACGGCGGAATCCATTTTTTAAATAATCTAATTACCGCGCGAACAACTGCAAATGGATTCATCATAGCACAAAGAACTTCTATAATACCCCTAATAACACCTAAGATAGGCAATATTAGGCCATAAGCCGAGATAACTGGTGCCAGAACGGTCAACATACTATTGATTGCGCTGCCCATAGATTCGGTTGTGGATGGCTCTGCGTAGCCCTGTAAACTAGTTCCGCCTGGCACCAAATACTGAATTAGTGTTTCTTGATTGAGGTTATTGGCGTTGAATGGCTGCAATGAAGCATCATATGGCGCAATAAAATTCGGTCCAGCCAAATCTAAAATTGCCTGAAGAATTGCTACTGTTTTTTCGTCTTTTATAAAATGTATTGACATGTCTATCCCTTTTAAGCTCCGCCGCGACCTTTACGTCTATCGCGTTTTTCTGCACCGGTAACTATTCTCTTCTCAATATCAAAGCTACCATATTTATCTATTAAATCTCCATCCAATAACAACTTGGCACCAGCCGATAATATTAAATCCCCAGATGCAGAGATAACTCCATTACCCTTAATATCAAATGTTATTCCTTCTTCATCGATTATAATTTTTTGTGGTGTTCCACCAGGCCTATTTAGATGAATTTCTATTCGGCCCGGCCTATCTTCTTTATCTTTAGTGGTTTGGAATCTTGAATCGGTGTCTATCCCTGGGCCGCCAACCTGTATTATAATATCACCATCGGTTTGATGAACCATACTTCTTCCATTACGATCTCTTCCAAAGTGAGAAATGACTCCACCGGCAAGATCCATAACCAATGATTTTCTATCTGCTGTATCAGCACCTATGGATATTTCGGTGCTGCCGTCTAAATTCATATTTAAACTGCGGCCACCAGCATTTGCAGTAGCTGAATCAACTCTATTATCAATTTCAGATACCATTGGCGGAATTACTGTATTGCCACTGAATGGAACCGTAGGAGCTGGATTCTTAAACTTACCATTGGTAAATATCAACGATGCAATATTCATCATATCGTGATGTGCTGTTCCAACAGTTACTGAAGCAACTGGCTGGGCATTAGGATTGATTTTCTTTGGATCAAGAAGCTTTGGCCTATAAGTATCGTCGACAATCTTTTGTCCAGCAAATACAACATATCCATCTTCAACTTCATTGGCACCAAATTGAACAATTCGCACATCTCTTCTTTCTGGGTCTTTAAAAGTAACATTTTCTTGGTCTTTTGATACAACATAGCGACTTAATACTGGAATGTTTCCAGTTTCGGTTGATGCCGGAATATTTACTTTAGTTAATCCTTCTGCATCAACATCCATACTCCAACGACTATGAAGTTTGCCATTATTAGTATTTATAGATGAAAGAGTCGGTTCGCTATCATTTATATTTTTTCTAGAGTTAATTTCAAAGTGATACTTAACTGATTTGCGCAAATGAGTATATATATTTTGCAGACCAGGTTTACCAGCACCACGAATGTCTATAGTTCTGGAATCTGGAACAGGAATAATATTCCGATTGATATCAAGAATATTACCATAAATATCTACCAGTGTGCCCTGAACTCTTTCAATAAGATGATTGTAATTCTTAAGGTTTAAGTTAAGAATATCAGTGCGTCTATTCTGTCTTGCCAATGAGCTCGAAAATGTTTCTCTATCGGTATTTAGGCTAGTTGCTGCTACTGAATTTGCCTCTGTTTCCAGATCATTAACTTCAAAGCTATCAGCATATTCATAAATTATATCTCGTTTTTCTATAAGTGCCGGATTTCTAGTAACTGATCTAACAAACTCTGAAGATGCTTTTTGAACCTCATCTGTTGGAGAACGACCTATTTCAGATAAAAAAGTATCATATGATTCACCAGTAAGGAGATCTGTGGTAGATAGATTAGTTGTATCATCTTCCTCATTCAAATCTCTACGAACAACGCCTTCTATGCTTCTTCCTGCTTCTGTAAATCTATATATATTATTTAAACGAAAAAATAACCCTCTCGCCAGCGCTGATAATTCTATATCAGATGATTTATCGCCTAATCCTGCATCTAAAGCTATATTACCATTCTTGGTTATATCTATTCTTTGTCCAGGATTGCCCTTAATACATATTTCGCCCTCTTCCAATTCTGGATATTCTGATTCATTAAACTTTATATTAGACTTGCCTGAAACATCAGAATAAAAATTAATGTCAGGAACAATTCCAACTATATAAGGTTTTTGGGTAGGGCCTGTAGCAATTAAAACTATGGTATCTCTTTCTACGCCGACTAGTATTCCACCACCTCTACCTGCGTAGGGTTGCGGTTTAGGACATCTAATAGATTTTTCGCCGACGCGATCGAAGAACTCACAAACAACATGAGTGCTTTCAATCTTCTTCACTACAGCAAGTCGGACCGAATAACCTAGGGGTAATCTAGCCATTTATTCCTCGTTAAGCAAACACTAGGGTTATATCTATTACATTGGTCGGATCACCATCTGGTAGTGTAGCCCCGAACGCTTCTTCTTTTGGAACACGTTTTGCTTTAATATCTTCCTCTGAAGGTAGCTTTACATTGACTGGATCTACAGGTGAAAAGCCATCACTCTTTATTTTATTAAAATCCTTTTCTGGAAGAGGAATCATTTCTCCCTTTAACCCTATAGAAACTGGATTAGTTAGCCAGTCCTCTACAACGCCCATTCTAATAGATACCTTATCTTTATCCGCTTCGTTTATAAAAAATCCTCTAACCTCTATCTTTGGAAACTCTGCATTAGTTATATGTGAATTTGCCTTTAATAATGCATTTTTTAGAGATTGTAGGTTAAATTTGCCAAATCCACCAGCCAACATTTCTTTTTGTACAGTTTCAACATCAGTAGCGCTGCTATTTGGAAATGATACAAAGCCTAAACTAACACCAGATTTTTTATTTGCTGTTTCCCTAGATGTAATTCTGCTATTAAAGAGCACCTGATTTTTAATTAAACTCTTGCCAATAACATCTAACGGAGTTGGAATATAATCACCCAGCGGATGTCCATATCTCAACTCTAGCGTAGTAGTGAAGCTTCCGCTTCCTTCATATGAAAATGTATGTCTAACGCCAGTAACATAATAAAGCATATCTCTGGTATTTAAATACACAACATCTCCTAATTGATAATACTCATTTCCCGTGACAGTTATAGATCCCTTTACGGCATTTCTTCTATTTCTAGACAAAAGCATAAGAGCATATGGAGCACATTGTAATGCAGCATCATGAAGAAATGGTTTATTAATTGAGCCTTGTGAGCGCCAACCATATTGTCTCCACATATCAAAGTCAGTTGCTCCGGCCCAAAGAACTGGAACATTACCAATGGTGCCATCAGTACTTAAAAGGTCTTGAGCACCAGTGACATCAACTCTACAATAGATATCGCTATCGCTTTCTGTAAATTCGTAAGATATTATTTGGTCATCAGAGATAATAAATCTAGCAGAAGAACTAGGGCCCAAGTCATCAAATAGATCATTTTCTATTAGATTCTCAAATGGTGCTATAAGATTTGCCATCTCCGCTTCACTTAACCTTCTATTTCCCCCACCAGCTAATGAAGACTTTCTAGTATCTTCAAATCTTTCTATTTCGCCACCTAATCTTTTTTGCACATTAAGCATTCCCTGCTTAACACTGACTAATTGAGCAACTTGATTTACTATTGATAAACGATTAACATTGATGTTAGGATTTTTAACTCCAGATACAACATTATACTGAGATATTTCTTTTGCCGCGGCAGCCAATTCTTCATCACTGAATGCCTTTGGGGAACCGCCTATTTTTGATGCTTTTTCATTTCGAGTTTGTATTAATAGTCTTGATCTGTCTTTTAATTCATTTTCTGATAATAATCCAGCTTGCGTATCCATTAAATTAGTAAATACTGCCGAAGTACTTTCATCTGTAGGGCTAGTATTGGCTTGTTCTGGAATATCTATATTACCACCTAAAAGTATTAGATTTTCTCTAATCTCCAATTCTTTAATTTCTGCCTCATCAGCATATGTTCTTTGTCTATTTTTAAATAGTTGCTCTAAAAATACAGGATATATTCTCTTATTTTCTTTTCTGTCTAATATAAATAATTTTAGCAACAAAGATAATGGAATCTTATTATATTTTGGCGGTCTAAATTGTATATGACCTTGTGTATCACAAAAGAATTCAAAGTCCAGTATCTTTGCAACATTACAACAAATATTGTAAGGAGTATCGTATGAACTTTCCCATAGTGCTGGGCCTGATGAACCGGCTAATTTGAGAACGAATGCCTGAATATCTAGGTCTTTGTCGTAGTCATCTGATATAATAAATAGGTTAGTATCTGAATTAAATTTACATTTAAGTTGTGATCTTAATTGTAACATTCTATTTTTTAATCTAAGTTTTTTATCGTTTTCTGCTGATTCTTCTTCGGTCGATCCACCAGTTGTTTTCTCTATTTCAAATGCAAAATCATTACCATAAACGCGTAATCCAGCTTCTGGCGCTTCATTTATAGTTCTGTTGAATTGTGCAGATTCGCGCGCAATCTGGCCGCGCAAGTCCTGAATAATTCTACTCAAAGATGCTGCTACGCCAGATCTTTGCGCATCAAGTCGCACTGTACTTTGTCCTAGAGCCCTAAGAGCATCTGGTCCGGTTTCGATAGCATCTAATTGATCTTGAAAAGTTGCGATTTCTGATCTAAGTGATTTAAGCTTTTCTCTGCCATCTCTTAATTCTGTCTGAATTCTGAGACGCTCTGCCATTTGCTTTTGGCTTATATTAATAAGCTTAAAGGGTTGAAAATCCCCTAGCGTTCTGTTTTGGGTTCTGAGCACATCAAAGAATGAGTGAAAGAAGCTTTCAGAAGAATTACCATGACCGAAGGTATATGTTCCAATGGATTGTGCATTGATTACGAAAGACTCATAGTTGTGTGGAAATCCAGTAACCATTATGCTGACAACATCTGCCGCATCTGCACTAGAGAAAGGGTTTTCAACTACGTTAACACCAAGCTCTCTGCGTAATTTTTCTGAATCTACCCCACTACCATCTAACGTTGATCTTAGGTTTACATCGCGTGTAGCGGTTATAATACCCTCTTTCCATCGATATACCAGTCCTGGTGCATGCTGAAATACTGGTATCGCTGAGCCATTGCCAGTGGGAAAATAATCCTGCTTTGTATCTTCTTCAGATGGTTTCTTTCCTTGATTAACCCCATCTATATAGTTTAGCTTATCGAGCCTTTCTTTATTTTGAGGAAGCAATTGGGGTTCGGTCTTAACTAATCCAGTCCCTTCGTCAATTTCAAGTTGATGAAGCGTAAGAGGATCTTCTAATAGACCTTGGGTTTGCTCAAAACTTGGCTTGGTATTTGCTCTAGATATATCCAGCCACTTCATACTACTTTCACCAGAAATATCTAAAAGATATCCACTATCAGCAGAATATCTTTCAGAAGAGCTTGATACTAGCCCACCGAATACATGAGTACCCGCGTTTCTTAAAAAACTACCTGTGCGTATTTGTCTATATAAATCTACCGAAATGCCTATTTCATCTATTCCAAATAACCGCATTTCTTCTTCTAACATAGGATCGGTCATATTATTATTTTCAGAAAAAGATTGTATGTAATTAGAATTATTCAAAATAGCATTGAGAGGACCGACAACTTGGCCATCTCTAAAGGTATTGCCACGCATATATATATGAATGCCATCCATAGGCTGAATCATTGATTTACCCAAATATGATTGCCTTAATTTTCTTCTAGCATATTCGACTGACGGATTGGCATTAAAGTCTTGAATAGCTCCACTCAATCTTTGTATAGCATCGACATATAATGTAAGTAAATCAAAAATTTCCGTTACTAATTGCACTTCTTCTATCCCCAATTGGTGCTCTATAGGAAGACTTATCAAAGCTATAGAAAAGGCGGTTGCGCTATGAAATGATGCTGGTAATGAAGTAATACTTATAGATATTTTATTACCAAATGAAGTTGGATTAACCTCAAATACTATTTCAGGGGCACCGGCTGTACCAACTGGACCAGTACTACTGCCAGACAGACCAAATGAATTAGAAACTTTATCGCGTCTAATCTTATTTAGCCTGTCTTCTTTTTTTCGTGCTTCTTCTAGATAGAATGTTGCGCCAAGATTGACTGCACTTAAAACATCTTGAGTGCTTGCTCCAGATTGAAGAGCAGTCTCAATATCATATATTTCTTGCGCGGCGGCGGCCAAGGCTCCTTCGATTTCTGATGATGTAATTTTAGTAAGATTATATGGGTCTTGTATCGTAAATTGGACACTGCCCTTATCTCCAGATGCTAAATTTAAAGCAGTTGTTAAACTACTAACTAAAGTCAGTTCTATTACACCGCTGCCTCTTCCTACACCAAGTACATCTTCAGAGGCAGCATCTGCGTCTATAACCCAATTTGTTTGTGTGGCTTGCTTGCTTTTTCTAACGTTCTGTGATAATCGTCTAAAATTATTAATTAGCTTTTTAGTTGCTTCTTCATCTCTCTTAAGTTCCTCTAATTGTTCAACTATTTGATTATTAAAAGCAATATTTGTGGGGTCAGTTTGAACGGCAGTTAAGGCATCGGCCTCTAAAGAATCAACTGCATTACCAAAGAATTCCTCTAGATTATCAGCTATAGCATCAATAATAAGGGCATCGTACTCTGAATCTTCTGAGATAAGTCTGGCCGCCTTTGTTAAGGCTTCATAGGCAGCCAATTGAATACATTTCTTTTCAAAAAGCATTTTAGTTGCTCGCATCAGCAACTTTTCGCTAGCATCCATAAATCTAATATCGTGTTCAGAACGCAATGACCAAAATGCTTTTTTCTTTATATAAACGGTCAAGCTTGGTTCCTGGGTCGTAATTCTTCTAGTCTTAATATCATCGATATTAGAAAACTGAGAACCAACAAATGCTGTGCCTGGAACGTTAGTAAATCCATCATCTACATAAACAGGCACAAGAGGAGGGCTAGGTGGAATACCTATAGTGTCTCCAAAGACATTCAAAAAGCCATTTTTTAATCTCTGAAATTCTTGAGTGATTCGACTAGTTACGCTGTCGAAAGCACCAGGTTGTATTCCAGCATCTCCACCAAAGACGATTGCCATTAAAAGTTTTCCTTTAGAAAATTAAATCTTGTTGTATTGCCTGTTGCTCGCCTGAAGTAAATCCAAGTTGAGCTGCTAATGAATTTCCACCGAAAGTAAGAGGAGCATTTTCCGGATGGAAGGACTCTGGAGCCTGATCACTCAAACCAAAAGATCTGCGCAGTGAGTTGCCTATACCATTTATTAATTGGCCAGCGAGGTCGTCGGCCATGGGTTCTTTGTGCCAAGCCATAAAGTTATCACGCTTGCCACGAATTTCAGTTGCTACGAAATTCATTGTATAATTAAACATACCTAATTGATCAACGCTCTCTCTTACAGAAAAGCCTTTGAAAAAGCCTTTGTATTGAACCCCCTGATAAAACATAAGAATACTGGTAGCTAATGAGGCTAGCGACGGACGCAAAATAAAATTTTTGTTGCTCAATTCGCTAGCTAAACTTGGCAAAACAGAATCAGCCAAATCAGCATCACTCCCGCCTATTCGGTCTATTAGACCATTGGTTTGTGCCTGGGCTACCAACTCAAATGCTCTATTTTCTGCATTATAAATGTCTTCTAGTACATTGATACCTTTGATACCAGATGAGCCTGTGGTACCTTCAACTGTAATTTGAGTCAATTCGTTACCCCAGTATTGCACTACATAACCACCTTTAGTTCTTACCGTGTTTATTTGTTTATTGTGTTGTATAGAAAGGCTTTGAGGGTTAATATACATCTGAACGGCAGTGCCATTAGGAAGCCGCCAGGAAATGATTTGCTGGTCTCTGTTAGTAATGCCCGTACCCATTCGTGTATTTGGAAATGGGGAAAAGGCATTAATTGTGTCTCTGATCTGGCCAGCGTCTTGTGCCGTAATTGTTAGTGGGCCAGCTTTAAATACCGGTTTAGACATTAGGTCTCCTCATTGTCTATTAGCATTCGCTTCCAAGATGTACCAAGCTTAATGGTATCGTTCTCTAATTTAGCCGTAATAATAATCTCACGCTCAACTGGAGGACGTGCAGCAACAGGAGCAGGGCTTACATTTGCTGTAGCCGCAGCAGTCGCGACAGCCGCTTCCTGTTTTTCCCTTCTAACAGTTTCTGTAACCTGATTGGTTGGTGGCTGTAATCTTATTCTTTGTGCACTTTCTCTAGCTATAATTTCTTGTGGCTGAGTATTTATAGTCGATTGCGGTCTAGCCATATCAATTTGCCCGCGAGCCATAGCCTCTAATGGCTGGGCGCCAGGAAATCTTGGCATATTTTCAGCAGTAATATTTCGTTCAACTGTCTCTGCTTTCGCCGGCGCGGTGGTGGCGGGGGCTTCACGAGTTGCTGGACGCGGTGCTTCTAATCCTGGCTTGGTAATTTTCTTAATAGTATCGGTCAAGGTTGGATCAAAAATACCAGTTGGTTCTGGCCTTGGTATTTCTGGCGACTTGACAGGCTGCTGAAATAAAACATTTCTTGGCGTTTCTGGTAATCTGGCCGCCTGTCGTACTGGCTCTGATGATATAGCAGGAGTTGCCGCAGGAACACCCTTTTCGGCAAGTATCTGTTCTAATTTACCTGGCAACAAAGTCTCTTCGGGAACATTTAATTCTACAGCTACTGGTTTTTCAGGCTCTACCGGCCCTCTTGCTTGACGCTGGCGAATTAAACCCAATCTCTCTGGGCCCTGTGAAGCTAATTGTTTTAATAAAGCATCAGTGCCACCTGGTGTGCCGGTCATTTGTAAATATTTATTGGCTGTTTTTACTTCATCCCCAGTTAAACCTCTAAGCAAGTCACGTTTGGTCTCCTTAATATCAAACTTGCCCCTTTTGGCCATATTTTCCATAGCTGTATCAAAATTTTGCATTAATTTTGATACAGCTGTTCCGGCTTTACCTTCTTTAAGAAGGGCGCTCACTTCTTTAACAGCATTAACTACTGCTACACTCATATTATTTATAGCTTTAGCTTGATTCGTTGTAGTGTCTTTAGCGACTTGTTCTCCGCTACCAATTAATTCTGCTAGTTTTTCTTCTTGGCCCTGACCAGTTTTAAGTCCTGTCTTTTGAACCTCTTGTAGCATGTCTAGGGTCTTATTTGCGGAAGCAGTATCTAGGCCCATCATATTCTGTAGCAATTGTCTTTGTATCATAAAATTGCGCTGAAGTGTTGGATCTTCAATTGCTTCTTTTCTACTGACAATTCTTCCACCGCCAAATTTTTCTAAAGCAGACGTTAGATTATCCATAATCTTTTGCATTCCAGCTGGGCCTTCTTCAAGAGCGGCTTCCATTTCAAGGCCGGCACCAATGGCGCCGCCGCGACCTGTACCACCAGGAGCCTGTATACCAAGAAAAGCTCTTTGTTCAAAGCTCATTGCTTGAAGCCCACTGGTAAACTTTTGTAATAATTCTGGTGCTAAACCCTTACGGCCTTCTGCCAAACTGGCTGAAAACTTTTCAAACAAAGGTGCTACAGAACCAACTGTTCCACCAAACATTTTTAATGCTGATGTTGAATTCAGAATACTATCTGCAACTCTCTTGTAGCTCAGTCCAGATTTTTCTGCTGCTTGCCCTATGCGTCCTAAAGTAAGAGCTGCTCCATCTATTCCCTCGCCCAACTCCAAATGTGCCTGATTAAGAAGACCGACCATTTGACCATAATCAGTTCCAGTGGCCTTGCCAGCTAACATTGCAACATTCGTGAGATTTAGCACACCCTGTATCTGGTTAGTAGCTTTGGCCAAATTAGTTATTGCGGTTGTTGCTCCGGTTGCACCAAAGGCATCTCCGAGCCCGGCCATGACTCCAGAAACTCTTTCTCCAGTTTCTTGGGTTGTCATTATTGAATCTGTGACAGTCGACATAAAGGCATTAACATGTGAGTTTGCTTTATTAAAAGAATCTCCAAACGCTATACCAGTTTGTAAAGCCGTTTTTTGTAGAGGCATCATAATATTCTGTGCCTCCGTTAACTGCTTTAAAATGGGAAATTCAAAAGCTTTTACACGTATTCCAGCAGCACCTACTGCTGCCAATGCACTGAGTCCTTCAATAACCTTATTTGTATCTTTTGAAGCAGAGTCAGATGCACCAGCAGCTGACCTTGCTATACTACGAAAAGCAGCCTCACCAGCGGCTTGCAAATTAGAAAAGCTGCCAGTTAAGCTACCTACATCAATACTCTGAAGACTAGCTTTAGTAGATTGCATAGTAGAGTTCATTTGCCCTATCTGAGTAGTGGATCGTTTAAAGGCATCACCCATCTGTTGGGCCTTTTCAACACTCTCTGTACCAAGGCGCCCAAATAGTTCAGCCATCTTGGCAGAAACACTATCGAGCTTGCTAGTCACAACATCTAGCGAGTTGGCTGCGCGCTCTAGTGAATCTGCAACATTTTGATCTACTGGCGATGATGCGTCAGCCATTTAATTTACTCCAGATCTAGATGGGCCCAATATTTATAATTCAAACTTGGATCTTTTGGTTTCTGCAAATAAGGCATGTTCTTGATGATATCTGTAACATCTATTCCACTATTTATTTGCTGTGCTGTATTTGTATTGGCTTCTACCGCTTGATTTGGCTCTAGTCCAAGCTTTCTACCAAACATTTGTTCAATGCCTCTTGCGAAGCTATTATCATCAATTGAAACTGTCTTGCCGCCAGTATTACCACTATTACGATTGCGCAATTCTCGAATTTTTTGTACGGCCTGTGGCTCTATGAAGCCTGCAAGATATTCTACGAAATCTCGATTGGTTTCAAACTTTTCTTCATCGTCTTTTACAAAACTATGATAGTACCATAGCCATTGAGCTGAGTTAAGCTCTTCAAATATTTTGTGGTCTACTGGCACATTCCACGTTTGACAGAGTTTCCATCGGAGTCGGTGCCACGGCTCCTCTACTATTTTTTTATTGCACTACCGGTAACCACAGATTCTGACTCTTTTATTAGCTCATTGTATTCATTATATAGTCTTTCTATAACCATTAGCTGCATATGATCTAATACAGCAACTCTACGATGAAATTTACTAGTAAAGGTTTCATCTGTTTCATCTTCGAAAACATCTGCATTGTCTATTAGGATGCCATCAACGGATTTTAGGGCATTGGCAAGAGTATAAGAACGAACGGTGAAGAGGTCAGCCGCATCAGCTACGCTGTATAAGGCTTTAAGTATTTCGGTTTGTTCTCTACTTGTAAGAGTGCTTAATTGATATTTGTGTCCAGCTATCTCAACATCCTTAGTCATTCTTCCAAAGAAAATTAAGCTCTCGGCCTTTCTTTTCAGCTCTGGCGTTAGAGCTGTAGCTAATTGTCTTGGTGCTACAGCCTGGGGCCTAATAACTTGTGGCGTTGGCTCTGGCTGTGCATTTTCTACAGGTTGACTTTCTACTTGCATAATTGGCTCCTCTACAAATTGTGGCACCTCTGATCTCTCAAATTGCTTCAACTTGTCATCTAATTGTTGTAAATCATTGCTTGCGTCCTCGACCACATACACCTCTGGTTTGTTACCACTCGGAGATGCGGGCTTATTAGTGCGCATTGATGGATGGGTAATTTTGGTTGTCATAATCTTTCTCCTTTATTATTCATTCACAAGGCAGAACAGCGCCCTATGGGCGCGCTGTTCCACATTAATAAAATTTCAAATTGTATCCTAGGGATATAAGAAGTACTTGGTTGGAGCTTAATGACTTTCATCTTCAGCTGCTACTATTAAGTAAACAAACTGTTTACAAGTCCCGAAGCATCTAGAGCGCCTCTTCGCGAACCAGTATTAGATGAAGACTCAATCGCTTGAGCATCAGTTTGAGGAGTATATCCTCTGATTCCGCCAACGCTTGCTAGCGATGGGGCACCCGTATCATTTACGAAGCCTGTTTCTGCTACAATGGTTGCTGATTCAGTAATCAAATAATTATCCGAGTTATACGGAGTTGAATACTGTGAGAACCAACAATTTTTATAAGTCATAACAACAAGCCCATTGCTTCTAGAGGGTTCACCAGCTGGAGGATTAACTGACGAAATATCATAGATTTCAATATCAAATGGGACTCTTTGAGCATGAATAAAGCGAAAGCCTCTTGTGAATGCTTCTGGTAGTCTCAATTGATCGAATACCATGCGATTGGCAGTTATTTCATACTCGGTTGCGGCATTTGGTACGGCTTCTATAACACCATCAGTTCCGATTTCTTTAATCCTTGCTATGCCTCTGGTCTGGCGTACTTCGAAGCTTTGAAGGGCTCCTACAGCAACTGTGCCTACTTTGATTATAATTTGAGTAGACAGGCCAGAGTTTGTTTGCCCCTGATCTAGTTGTGTTCCAGTATTTGGAAAGGTACTCATGTTTTAAATTCCTCCTAATTCGTTATCTTGCTATTATAGAACACCTACGCTAACGTCTATGAATATCCAATTTACGGGGAAAGTAGGTTGTACTTCTACAACAACATTCCATTGTCTTGGATCTACATCATCCCTTACTACACTGAGGTTTCTAAATTGTGTGATTAGACCCTGAGTAGTTAAGGCTTGTAGTGTCTTTGTAACAACGGTAGTCATCGCCGCCGTTAAGGTTGGATCTTCTGGCTGTCCAATAAATCCGCGTAATACACTTCGCAAGCTTGTAGCAACCGTGTCTCGGATGAAGACTACCGAAATCTCTTCTTCCTCTGGTGCTCCACTTGCGACAGTGGTCTTACCGTGCATAACTTGTCCGCCGCCAGTTACAGGTACTACAAGTGTAACGCCAGCATTACCTAACTCATTCTGGATTAAAGTCTTGTAAGTACGATCACGAAGGATGCTAAATCCTGTGAGTATCTTGCGGGTTAGGGGTATCGCAACATTTGGTGTTGATGCTAACAAACCTCCAGCAGCCGCGGCCATGTAAAAGCCGTGAACATTGGTTCTAGTTCCGTTAATTACTCTGACAATTTGGTCTGGGAAGAAGTAAACAACGCGGAATGTAGTTCCATAGTTATTAACTACACTGAAATCCTGTAGGTCTTCAATATCTCCTCCGAGCACTTCCTCTACATCATCACCCTGGACACCTTCTACAACGCCAATATCTTCAGCAGCAACTAACTCTCTACCGATAAGTCCCTCTGCGGTTACGCCAGTTTGCGCACCGATTAATAATACGCGCTCACGTTGATTGGCAGTAGTACTCATCAGTTCTACGTGAGTTCTACCCGCTTGCTGAACTGCGCTGAAAGACTGGTCAGGCAATGGAACAACTATTTGAACATTGGCAGCTTCTAGTTTATCATAAGCCTCTGCCCAGTTTGCATCATAGAAATCTGCATCATCATTATCTATGTATGTTACTCTTATTCCGTCTCTTTGACGAATTGTTCCACTTGTAGCTAAGTCTGAAGTAAGCAATAGTCTTGCTGATTGGTCCGCTGGATCAATCAATTCCCATACCAAGTCGGTCTTAGAAAGTCCGAATGGTAGTACGCCGCCTTCTTGTGGATTGGTAAGAGTAACAATTGTATTGTCACCCAAGCCATCGCCTACTGACGCAATATCATATAAGCCTGCCACATCAGAGGTGTCGTTTCCAAATTGGTCACGATTGAAAATTCTGATTTGTTTTAGAGTATCTGATTCGCCTTCCTCTATATTGAGAGCTGCGAATTGAGCTGACGCCGCTGTAAAGGTACTTTGTCCGGATACTACCTCACCATCAAGGCCCTCATCTTCAACTTGACCATCCAAGATTACGGTGTAGCTAAAGGTGTAATCTGGGCTGTCAATGAAGTTATTGAAAGGATCTGCAGTGATTGTAGCATCGTAAAATGCAACTTTAGTTGGAAATATCTGTGTTTCATCGCCGCTGTCACGGTCAATCTTAAAGATATTTACCGAAGTATCAACATCTGGTACTCCATTATCTATAGTAAATCTAAATGCATCCAAGTCAGCTGAAGTTACTGGAGAGCCTATTGGAGGATATCCCTCTGAATCACTAGAAAGTGGGTCATCACTATCTAATAACACTTCGCTTGTTCTGCGTGGCAATACTGGCTTAGCCTGAAGTGCCAATATACCGAAGGCTCCGTTTTCGAAAGCCATCTGTGAGCCTAGAGAAAGTGTGTTCGTTTCAGATGGGAAGCCGTGTTTCTGGAACAAAGCATTTGCATCTGTAAAGAACTCAGGATCATTTAAATCTGCCTCTGCTATGTATCTTGCTTCAAGGGTTTGTCCCTGCTTCAATACACGGCTAGCAACTCTAATCGTAAATCTATCTCCTCGTTCAAATGGAACTGATCCATCTGTAATGGTCAAACGAATAATTCCGTTATCCCTTGTGCTACCATCGCTGAGGAATACAACTGGAGCACCGTAAGCGTCCAGTGGCTGACCTGATACCGAACCAGTAGCAGTAAACGTAGCATTTTCGGGAACCGGATCGCCGTAGGCATCTCGAATAACGCTCGTTGCTCTAATAGTCCAAGTCTCAGTTGGCGCATTAGCATCAATCAATTCTACTGTAACCGTACCATCTCCAACATTGGAGCCAGAGGGAACTACGAAAGTTCCTCCTTGGTCAACTAGAGAGGCTCGTTGAAGTTCTATACGGCCAGTTTCTGTTTCTAATCTGAAATCATAGCGCCCATCGAATGCATCCAGGTCGATTGTCTGTTCAAGACCCCGAAGCGGAATACCGTCCAATAATAGCGTAGTGCGTTTTGGAATTAGACTCGTTCTTGAAAGAACAAAGTGTCTACCATCTGGACTGGTTGAAGCAGCGTAGTCAGGGTTTACACCGTCTTGACCGCCTCCTTCAGCGTTTAATACAATTGTCTCCTGACGTTCGCCCAGACCCATTATAGCAAGAATACGCAGGCCGCCTGGAATTGAAACCGATCGACGGATGGTGCGTACACGGCTAAATACGTTGGGCTGAACATAGCCAGCGATCCCCGGAATATTTGGCATATTAGCAACCTCTCATTAGATTTAATTATTCTTTCCCTGACTATTTTAGTACAGTTTTCTTATTCGTTTTATTCGCCGTATTAATACTTTGGGCGATTTTTATCATTTTACACATTAAAATATGCTGTCTTTTCGTATTATTAGCCTATAATAATGACCAAAAAACAATATACGGCAGAAACTTTAACACTTTCTTATACTAATCGCCGACAAAATGATACACACCTAACTTATACTATATTTCATAATATTAGTAGATTTTTAAGCCATTTAACTAACTTAATTCATCGGCCTGAGTAAGCTGCTCATTGATATCTAGTCCATTTGCAGGCGGATCAGTATCAAGGGCGTTAAAAGTTAGGCATAACGCTATACGCTCACATACATCATTTATAGGAATATGTATCTTCCACTCAGTTCTAACGTCAATATTAATAGATACAGTATATAGGAAGTCATTGGCATAGGGCTCTTCTGTCTCGCCACCAGACCTTATTGTCTTAATGAATACACCGGCTTGCTCTAATTCTCTGCGTCTAGAACCTATCAGAGAAACCATTACTATATCGGTTATTTCTTCACGATCCACTTCACTCTCGGCTATTACTTTGATTTCGTAAGTTTGTTCCCAAGCGCCGACCAATACGTTAAATGCAGGAGTATTTACGACAGTTCTATTGCCATAGCCATCTGATAAAGACTCCTTTCTATAGACGACGCCTAAGAAATCTTGGTTGAAGGAAATGGGATTATAGGTGCTGCCTGTATTTTTTACTATGATAGAGGGATTAAACTTAACATCATACCTATAAGTACTGCCTATAAATATGCGTGTAGTTTCTTCATCGTTTAAACCAGCATCGGGAGCTAAGCCAAGATGACTGGGTGTCTTAGGAAAGCCAAAGACATCTTGGACATATTTCCATTCGCGATCTTGTCGAAAGATATCGCGTAAGGTATCTATTAAGGTGTTTTTAGTCGCAACCATTCCAACTTGCTGAACAACATGTTCCAAGTTAAAGATATCAGAAATAACTCTATGACTGTAAATAGAAACCATTTTTAGCGAACCTCGAATTCTTTAACACCTTCTGGAATTTCGAAATTAATGTTTTGCGGTATCAACTCTTGTCCATTAAATAAGCCAGTCATCTCTGCAATATATTTTCCTGGCGGCAAATGACTAACCCACTGACCCGCTCTATTCGTTTTAGTTTCTTTAATTAATGCGTCTTTAGCATCATATATTTTAACTGCTACTTCGGTCAGCGGTATGCTCTTATCACCAGCTACCGTAACCATTTTGCCCTTTACCACCACATTATGTACTGCTTGAACCGCTCTTTTCGCCGGTGTTGCTACTATTGGTTGGGCAACTTTGGATGCGTCAGTTGGCTCAAACTTAAATCTCATACCACTCTTAGTATCTGTAGCTTTCTTGTCTTTGCCTTCAACGGCCTGTATCTTAGGCTTGTTGGCTTTTGCCCAAGCTTCAACTGGTGTTCCGACTGCCTTATTTATCATCTCGGCCATCTTTGTTGAATTAGCTACTCTTTTTATATTTTGGTCGAGAACATCAATCTTCTTTTCCAGAAAATCTAATCTCGCCAAAATCATTTCTAGCATCTCTATCCCACTTTTGTCTGCCATTCTAAACTCCTTAATATCTAAATATTACTGTCAAGCCGTGTATTCTATTACCACTTGGCGCGGCTGCTCCACCAGTATGAGTTATAGTTACATAATACTGAAAATCATAATAATTAATGATTTCTCCATCAGCATCATTGGTTGTAGTATTAACTAAACCATCTGTATTGCCGGTGATACCAAAAGTTGCGTCAGTTATAGTATCAGAGGAGCTTATTGCACTGGATGATAATGCTGATCTATTCTTTCTAAATGCCTGAATAGTTAGCGTTCCTTGACTATTATATAATCCCTGTGCCTGAACTGATAGCAATTGAGCACCATTGGGTAATCCATTAATTGGGAAATATAAATTTCTAGTCAAAGAAGCTGTATTGAATAATTCCCAATAATTGGCAGAGTCTTTCATAGCCCAATGTGGATTGCTCGTTGCCGAATCGTATGATGTAGTTGCTAAAGAAGCATTGATATTTCTGATATCCATAAGCCCAGCATTCAATCCAATAGTATTAGTATTATCGCCATAATCTAATGCAGTTGTACTTCCTATTAAGTCATCGCCAGTAACACTTGCGCTATTAACCGGAAGTCTGTTGCCGGATATAAAACAATTAGAAACAGAAGAGCTATTTAAATTAAATGAACCGCTTATCTGCCCTATACTACCTGGACTTGGGTCTATGATATTGTTGGAAATTGTTATATTAGATACCGTAGTGGCTGCGTCGGAAGAATCTAGATTAGAGAATGCATAACGCCCATCGCCCTGAATGGTATTGCCCATCACCAATGAGTTAGTAGTTCCATTAAGAACTATAAAGTCTGTATCATTATCATCTATTATTTCATCATTAAATATTCTATTATTAGATACGCAGTGTCCTTCACCAAATAATTCTATTGGTCTATACATAAAGCTGCCAGAGATTGTATTGCCTATAATTTTAATTCTATCTCTTCCAACTGTAGCATTAGTAATACCTACGGGCTTCGTAACCGCATTATCATCATATACCATGCCTGTGATAGTATTATTCATAACATCAACATCACTAGTTAATACATAAATAGCATAACTACTGAAAGCATACTCGGTAGCATCGCCTGGTTGACTTAAATTATTATCTGAAATCTTTGAATTGGTTCCAGTCCATCTTATACCATAGTCGCCCGGCCCAACTAAAATATTATTTGATACAGAAGAATGCGTTGCATTACCATTTATATAGAAAGCGTTTGCGCCCAAAGTATCTAGTGTATTGCCCGATATATTTACTTGGCCGGCGCTTGTCACTTCAATTCCCCGAGTTACGTCACAATTCTTTAAAATATTTCCAGTAACATCAGCAAAATCTACATCATCACCAATTCCAATGCAAGCCACATCTGTGTTATCAGTTGAAACTCCAACATCTGAAATCATGTTATTGGATATCTTACCATCTTCTACGCTTGAGATATAAATGCCCCATACGTCGTTATCATCCAACGCTATGCCTTGTATTTGATTATTGAGTATGAACACTTTGGCGGCTTTATTTCCTGTTGCCAACTCATTCTCTATTCTAATACCATTAGTCATTGTGTTACTAGCAGTATGAACAATAGAATTATTAACTATTCTTAATTCTTCTATAGTCTCGCCGATATCAACAAAAATACCACGTATATCAGATTCCAACACTACACTCGGAACTTCTATAATATTATCAGCAATCGAAACATTAGCAACTTCTCTGCTCACACTTCCAATCTTGATACCATTAGAAACCCCACCAGTTCCAGCCAAGTTAGTTATGACATTCTCTTTAACCACGAGTCTGTTGCAACCTTCCAAGCTTACAATGCCAGAATACACAGTATCTATTTTATTATTTACTATTTTAACATCTTGGCTTGCATTTACACTAACCAAGATGCCAACGTCAGAATCTGTTGATGTAACATCTTCGTTAAATCGTAATAAACATTTTTCTATATTCACGTTTCCATTGGCCACTTCTACTAGAGCGCCGTTTGTAGTTGCTAGCTCACTAACAATTTCTATATTCTCTAATCTGTTATTGCCTGACAACACCAAAAAGGAATTTCCTAATTCTAAAGTATTTACAATTTGATGTCTTTCATTACCACCATATGGTGCGCCACCTATGATAGAAATACCATCTGGAACTATAACTTGCCCATTTGGATAAACCGAATTGATAATTTTAATAGTTAGATGCTCTCTGTGTGGATATGAAGAAGCGTATAACAAAGCGCCTTCTAGACTTCTGAAGTTACCTACTACGTTATTTGTTTCATCCACTATTAATTCAAGCTTGTTATCCAAGTTATTAATGAATAAGCGCAAATCAGTTACTGCGTCTATTACGCCATTATTTATAGTAATTTGGTATAAAGGTAGAATTTTTCCAAACTCTATACTTGCATTATAACCATCGGATAGCAATTCTCCAAGCTCATCAGAGAATACCCTAATCGAACCAAATTCGTTAATTCCGATTATTCTTCTTGCGTTATTAAGCATTGTTCCTTCTTCGTCAAACGAAGGAACAATGACTTTTTGAGTTTCGACCGTCAGCCTTACTCCGTTCACATATGCTATACCGCCGCGTAGAGGTAGGGCCTGCATTTGAGTAATACTATCTACAAATGGAATGTCCATTACGTCAAAGCCACGAGCGACGCCGTCTGAACGCAAATCAGAAATAGGACGTTGACTGAATAATTCAATGAAGTCATCTCTTACCTGATTAGCACTCAAATTACCAAAGAAGCGCTTATCTATTGTATTTGTAATAGAAAGGGTTCCGTTGAAATGTAAGGCGCACAATTGAAATGATTCATCATAATTAAGTGGTGGTTGAACTGCTATGATTTCTGTACCATCAACTATTGTTCCGGCGGTAACTTTTACCAACACATAATCTATATTGTTCGGATGATAAAGCTTAAACACTCCCTTAAAGTCAGTTTGAACAGTTACTGTTTCGCCCGGTAGTGAGTCCTCTATTAAAGTAAATAAAGCTTCACTGGCTGTAGTTCCAACATTAAGTGTAAAGTTTCCAACTGGGAAGTTATTAGATATGTCTATTACTTCAACCGCAGAACCTAAATTGGTTCCATAAGAAAATCTTTCATGAACTAATACTTTACCATCTGAATCGATATACAATTCTACCAAGCCATTATCAGTTTCGGCACTTTCTAATACCGACAAAGGCACATTTGAATCAGAAACTAATACTTTAAATGTAGTTGGGTTAGTCGGTGCATCTATTGGTTCTGCTGCAAATAAAGATACTGTTGTAGAAGTTGCTCCAAATAATGTGTAACTTCCATTAGTCTCTAAAGTTGGATGTTCAGTTATATGTATTACTGAACCCTGTGAAATACCAAGGTGCAATGGATTAACCATAGCGCCTTCATTCGTCCATAAAGAAAATGTGTCTGTAGCAGAGCTAATATTAGTGTAGCCATCAAATGCGATTCGCAGTGAAGATAGCGAAACGCCATTCACAGAATAAATGTTATTAATGTTTCCTGCAACAACTCTATCTACTACATCGGCACCATAAGCATCCAGGCCTAACGCAAAGTTGCCAGTATAGCCGTCCAAAATCTCTAGTGTAAATTCTTCGCCCACCAAGTTATGAGCAATTGCTAATTCATTGCCTATTCTGTAAGCTGTGATTGGAAAATTGAATCCTAGGGTTGGGCTAGATACATAGGCGTTAATTCTTTCTGCAACGGACTTGGCGTCAACTGGTTGGGCTTGATTTGTGCCTAGTCGCTCCAAATTCAAGTCTGGTATAGTTAGTTCTCTAAAATTATTTTGACCTATACCAACTCTTACGGCAATCTCATATCCATCAGAATTTAATATGCTACTATTAAAACCAACGCTAACTACTCTAGCTGCGTCAGGAGGAAGGATTGATATTGTATCTACAATTGTCTGATTATTTCGTACCACGCAAGCTAATGGTGCGCCTTCGCTTGATACAGATGTTGGTTCATATATATTAGCAACGGCTTCTTCGCTGTCTGATAAGGTTTCTACAAATATATGAAATACCGCTAGTTCATCAGAAGCAAGAACTGGCAAATCACCAAGTGTTGAGCCATCTTGAAGAGGGCCAACAGCTCGTATTTGATAAGTCCCAACATCTTGTAAGCCGGCTGAAACTATTTCCAATATACTTCCTGCGGTAATACCTAAGGTAGAAAAGGAGGTCACGCCTGGTATTTTTATTACACTAGTATTTTCGGTATATGATATGCCTACAATTGGGCCCAACAATAAGCGATTTTCATTAAAGAATGTTCCAGAACTGATATCTTTTAGTATACCGTTAGCATGGAAATTATCTACGTGTGTAATTCCTAGAATGCCTTGTGCGGCGTCAATGCTATCAAAGGCCTGTTGAACTGAAGTAACTGATCTGTCGATAGACTCAAAATTAATAGTATCAACAGCTATTTCAGAGGCTTCGTGCTTTACAGATGATGGAAGGTCAAGATTTATATGTGGCGTTCGTGTGTTATCACCAGCTAATAGAACAATGCTAAGTTCGTTAATAGCATCACCGACAGTTTCAGCCACTAATCCTGCGACCCCATTGTCGTTTTCTACGTCAATTTTAATCTGGTAGCCATCGTGAAAATGGTCTTGCCCAAGAACGTGTAAGCTAAATGCCGCTGCGCCGCCGGCAATACTGGACTGAGCGGCGGTCATATCTACGCGCAAAGAGTCAATAAGATTCTTAAGCGTTATCGTTCCAAAGTCTAGATCTAATTTTGATTCTTCTATAGCAGCATTAAAAGCAATATGTCTATTAACAATCGGTAGAGTGAGCAGTCCTAGGTCTTCTAACGCAGATCTTTTTATATTGCCGTTGTCATCGATAGCTACATTTATTCTATCCACAAGGCTAGCTTTATTTCCCTGTGGCTCTATACCTATAGCACCCTCAATAGCGAATACAGCATCGCGCAAAGAATTAACAACATCACCACCCATTTCAGTAATGTCGTCATCAATTCTGCGAATTTCCAAATCTGTATCTAGTCTCTCAGGATAAATAGTTGCCATTCTTCACCTTTAAAGCACATCTCCAATAGTCGTTGCTAATGTCTGATTAGTGCTATCTCCTAATATGTTGCCTGCTATGCTATAGCTAGATGTAACTATTCGCATATTAAAAATTTGTATTATCGGATTTACATCTCCACCGCTTCCGCCATCTGCATAAGTAGAACCTGTAATTTTAACTCTCGGCCTAATATCGAAAAATGCGTGTGTTGGTACACCCACTACATCAAGAGGAACAGATATAACATATCTTTCTTTTACTGAATTAGAAGGTAATACATCATCATCTATAGTTTTAACTATAGCATAGTCCTCTGTAGTAGTCACGCTATCTAAACCAACATCAAAACTCGAACCTATTTGTAAAGTGAATTCTCCGCTAGTTCCAAAAGCACCACCACCTTGCCCGGAATATCTAACTTCTACGAAAACATTAATATGAGATGCGCCTAAAGCACGGAACATAGTGTGATTTGTGGCTGTCCAAGTATCTATGACTTCGAATCTTCTTGTAGTTACTAGATTATTTCCACCTGCAAACCCAACTTCATCTAAAGCGGTAAGCCCTGGATTGGTTGCTAAAGTAATATTAGATATGTTTCCATCTTGATACGCATCTATATTTCCCCAAAAATTACCAGCAACTGTGTTCTCAATTTCCGCCACTCTTTGATTTAAACCACCAATTTTATCAAGAATACGTTTGTCTATCTTGCCTATCATTAAACGACGATCTGTAAAATAACCATCTGGTGTTATGGATGCACCATCAGTAGAAAATTCCAATATAGTAGCAAGACCTAAATGATCACCATATGAATCTTCTCCTTGTGTTAATTCTGCGAAAGAATATCCTGGGTCAAATTCATCTTTAATAATATAATTACCATCTCTGTCCAGTAGTAAAAGCTTATTAGCGGGACTAAAATCGGTAACTACAATTTCTTTGGTAGGAACATCTAATTTGCGGCCATCGACATATGCTCTTCCGCCCCTGACAGTAAAAGAGCTGCTGCCAGATGAAACAAATTCGAATCCTCTCACTATGCCATTATTGCGCAAATCCTTAATACTTTCTTCAAATGGTAGTGGACTTAATTTATTTTCTGTTTTATTTTCGACCGAGCCGCCTATTTTTCTTTTATCTGTAACAAATTTAAGTACAGAGGTTCCAAAATTTCCAGAGTAATGTACGGAAGAAATATATAAAGAATCATCTGTTTCGGCAAACGGCGTCATTGTAATTGTTTGAGCTGAACTGCCAGGATTGCCAGTAACTTCTATTATAGCACTATTGATATTATCTGGGGCATAAACCTTAAGATGTCCCTGAAACCCGGCTGGAATTGTGACTATTTCGCCATCATCGCCGTCTTGAATAAATTTAATATAGGTAGCATCGGTTATCTGCCATTCCATTCCTTGATCTGGAAAGGTATTTGATACTGCTCTAATGCTTACGCCGGCGATGGGGCCATAGGCAACTCTCTTGGATTTGGTTACAGCGGCATAGCCATCTACTACATCTTCTAAAAATATATCGAAAATTTCGCCATTAGAACTATTTATGAAGTTAGTAGAGTCTGCAACTATTTCTAAATCAAATACGCCGGCAGGAATAATTTCATTTAAGACAAATGTGCTTGTAGTGGGATAAGTTGTTATATAATAAGTTCCGTTAGCGGTTGAATCCGTATCGTGATTAGTAATGTGACATAGTACTCTGCCTGCACCGCCGCCAGTATTATCGTTATCTAAACCAAAAGCTGATAGGTCACCTAATCCTGGTGCTATAGTGGCAGAAGCAGAACCATGAGTGTGACTAATGTCTAATAATGTTTTGAGGTCTAATATTTTCTTTCCACCTACATAGGCAGAGTGATGATTATCTGACCATTCAAATACAGTTGAGACAACGTCACCAAATCCTAGAGCCTCTGCGGCAGGAAATGAAACAGCATCAGAAATTTGTATTGTAAATTGTTCACCTGGCAGATTATGAGCTATCGTAAGTTTGCCACCGGTGTTATAGGAAGATATAGGGTAGTGTTCAGTTCGTGCGGTTTCGTTTATTTTAGATACAATTGTATCTATATCCTCTGTTGGAATTATAGAGGATAGATTCACATCAAGTGGGCTTCTATTAAGTCCGCCTGCCGCTATTCGTAAGTTTTGTGAAACGCCTATAGATAAAGAGCGAGGGTCTATATTCTTACTAGTAACTCTCGCAACATTTGGACGCATTACTTGTAAAATGTTAGTTGCTTCAGTAATATCTGTTTGGTAAATTGTACTTGCTAAAATAGTTTCGCTGAGATTACCCTGGTCGCCTTGGTGCCCTCTAACATTAATTACGGCAGCGTTATCATGCATGGCGTCTTGATGTATATCAATAACACCCACGTTTGCGTTGTCTAATTCTACTAAAGCATCTTGAACATTCTCTGCAGAAATGGTTTGAAACTCGTTATTAACAGATATACCAGCGGCAGCATGAACATTTACTACAGTATTTTCGTGCTGAGTAAAGGCATTATTAACCTGATGCAAAGCACTTTCTACATCATCAACTCCACGTATGGAATCTAAAATATCGATTTGATAGCCATCGTGCCTATCTCCATCACCGGTAAAGTGCAATGAAGTTTGGGCAGCGAAAGCATTTAGACTGTCCTCGACCGCAGCTATGTCTATGGCATTGGAATCAACACGACCTTTTAAAAATGCGGTAGTAAAATCTAGATCTAATTTTGATTCTTCTATAGCAGCATTATCGCCAACGTGAGCGTTAGTAATTGGGAGAGTAACTAAACCCCTGCTGGCCAAAGCCGATGTTTTTATGTTACCATCGGCATCTATAACATTATTTATTCTAGCTACTAAACTTGCTGCATGGCCTTGTGGGTCTATTCCGATTGCTCTTTCAATAGCGAATACAGCATCACGCAAAGAATTGATAGCATCGCCACTTATTTCAGTAACGTTTTCATCTATTCTTGGTAATTCTAAATCAGTATCAAGTGCCTCGGGGTATATAGTCATTTAGCCATTCCTAGTTAGTTATATAAAACAAAACATTAAAAGATAAAGAAAACTCCTTAAAAAATTTATTGAATGGTGTGCCGTATGATATTCCTGCTGCTAGATTTAATGGCTCACCAAAAAGTCTTGGATTATAACTTAAACCTAGGTGTTGGCTGATGTCTTCACTAAAATCAAAAGATGTATGAGTATTAAGTCCGAATCCCTTGAAGTTCAAGAATTCAACACCAATTCCTAGCCTTGTGCTTCCTGGATTTGGATGTACAAATATACTGCCCAGGGCGATAAGACGCAATCTAAATAGACTGCTGTCTAAATCTTCTAGTCTAGGTGGGTTAATGTATTGAAATTCAGAATCTACAATTTCAGCTTTAGCTCCGGGTACTTCTCCATAAGAACCATCTGCTTTTTTGTATAATTCTCTCAAAACCAACCGGCGCGTCTGCAAAGAACCCTCTCTTTGCTGATAAACCTCACCATATACCTTAAATACCTGGCTACTTTCAAAGAGTTCATTATTTTTTTCGAAAATATTCGGATCTACAAGTTTAAAACGATTGAAAAAGTCCTGCCAAGTATATTTAATAACACAATTTGCTGATAACTCGGCACAATCCCTAACTATCACGTCAGTTTCGCCGCCTTCGATCAATTGTTTGAGTTCTGCTATGGTTTTATCTCTGCTAGCAACCTCTAAATTGTGTTTTTTGACAAAAGCCGCGAACTTTTTGTCGTATTCTTCATTGTCTTTGGCTAATTTTTTAGCTAATTCCTCTTGAGTCATTAATTCTGATCGTGAAAGACCCAATTCTGTGTTTAAAGCCTGAAGCTCTCGCTCTTTTTCTGTAAGCTGACCTTGAAGTTGGCGATTATAAGTTTCTAATGCCTTATTTGATATGCTATGGCCTAGGGCATATCCACCAATACCCCCTAATGCCATTATTACAAACCACAAAAAATATTTATTACTTATTAGGTTCTTCATCTTTCACTTCCTTATTACCTGCATCAATGATTTCTTTTATCTCATTTTTTATAAATGGAAGACCTTTTATCATAGTTGTTAATCCGGTCAAATCTGGCACTCCGGCCATACCACCAGATATTCCAGGAACGCCAGTTAAATCAGGGCTAGTGGGTATCTTAAAGTTATTAAAATGCTCTTGTCTTATTTTATCAATTTCTTTTTTAATATCCGGAATATCGCCCCTTTTTTTAATAGTATTAGTGTTCTCAACTTTGGGTATATTGGCACCAAGTTTGCTTTCTAGTACCACTAATTTAGTCTCTATGTGCTCTACTTTGCTTAATATTTTATTTAACAACATAAAAATTTCTGATTCTTTCATTTTAATTCTCCTTAATTATAAATTATTATATAGATGCATTGGTTCCAGCTCCGCCGGTAGGTGCGGCGCCTGGGGCCTTAACATTGCTTGAAATCCACGCAATATTTGCTGTAAATGTCACTCTGGTAAAGCTTGAAAAAAAGTTAAATGCCAAATAGAAATCTACGCTTCCCGTTGTAGACGGAGATGTTAGATTAGTTAAAGCCGTATTGCTATATGTAAAGGCAGCCATGGCGTTTCCGGCAATTATTAGTCCTGTTAGATTAGTATCTACGTTGGTTCTAAGTGTAATTCCACCGGCACCATAATTACCTATAAATCCGGATTTGACAAATGCATGATCGAAAGAAGCACCTGTTGACCCAAGTGTCAATGTACCATTAAACACATTTAAGGCTATAAGTGATTCTGACATTGTTGCGCCAGTTCCAGTTGCAGTATGTGTTATAGAAAATGCTGAGGAAAATCTATTACCAATAACTATAGTATCATTCATTAAAATAGTTGCACCACTACTATTAGATATGGCAAAATTGGTAGCAGTATTGCCTATAATAGTTGAAGTACTAACTGAGGTTAAATTAAGGAATGCCCCCATTATATTTCCTATAACAGTACATGTGGATAATGATGCGCCATCTATTCCCGTATCTAATCTGTTTCCAATTATGACATTGGAACTGAAGCTAGAAGCGGCAAAAGCCGAGAATCTATTGCCAACAAACCAAGTACCAGTGGGCACTGAGCTAAAGGCAACATCAAATATATAATTGCCCGTTATTGAATTAAGCTGAACACCTGCAGAACTTGTGGCGGACAAACTCGAAAATATAACATTTCCTGTTATTGTAGTTTGAGCAAAAGTATCAAAATCTAAATTATTGAAAACATTACCTGATATAGTTACTACACTTAAATCTCCCATAGATATGCGTCCAAAGTTAGAATCCGAATGAAGCAAGTTATTATTAGATATAATTGAATTGGAAACATCTCCGTTAGTGAAGGAAAATCCAGCATTGTTGCCTATTATTATATCTCCATATATTCTATTATCAGTTAAAATTAAATCTGTAACAACAGTGCCTGGGGAAGCTGGATTTAAGTTATGATTTATAAATAAGTTGGCGCTACCGAAGGTGAATGGGCCGACGTTTGGATTTGTAGTTTCATTTCCAATTATATTACCAGAAATAATACAATTATCTATAGCTGAAGCTGAAACCGAGCCTCCCATATTAGTGATCCAAACATTAGACATTATTATATTATTTCTAAGTGTACTGCCTGCCATAATACACGTATGAAAAGTATCAAGTCCAAAACCATCATCCTTGAGAACAAGAATGCGCAATTCGCCCATAAATATATTATCATCTATCATGCTATTTATTACTGTAATATCTTCAAGGGGCGCTAATACAGTACCACTACCTCGTATCTGCATTTGTACTTCTCCACCAAATCTATTTCCCTGAATCAGGGCCTGATCTAGTGCTGACGCATATTGATTGGTTGTTTGAGCGACGAATCTGACCGGCCCTTCTATATCATTATTGGTAAATCCAGAGCGAACAATAACAGTTTGATGATTGGTACTTGAGCTTCCAGCATTTGTAGTGAGAGTCATAGACCCTGCCACTACATTGTTTGTAAATATCGAATCTGCCAAGATACCATAACCATCGTCTACCAGTGAGGTGACGTTACCGTCTAGATTATTATTAGAAAAGAGAGTTTCTGTAAGGATATGGAATGCTAAACTAGTAAATGTATTGCCAACAATTGAAGTTTCATTGGTGGCGCCATAAACATTCATGTTTCCGGACATAAAATTATCGGAAATAGTAGAATTTACTGTTGTGGCAGTTGTTTCGTCTCTACCACTCACAGATATACTAAGATTTCCGCCTGATATTCTATTTCCTATTACACTGCATCCATTTAATACAGTAATAGTTTCTGTGCCGGTGACGCCGAGGCCAAGATCCATATTGCCAGAGGTAATGCTATTATTTCCTATGACAGAATCAAATAATACACTACCACTAGTTCCGGTATGATTAATAGTCATAGCACCAAAGAATGAATTAGAACTTATATTACATCTAGAAACTGTGTCTCCAGTGCTAGTAGAGGTTATGATTAGTCCACCGTTGCAAGCATTGCTAGAAATGGTAGAAAGGGCTATAGCATTAGCACCAAGAGTGCTAATATCTATACCACTGAACTCGATGGAGTTGCTAGATATAGTACATTGATTGATAACAGCAGAGCTCGTTGTGCGATTGAAATCAAACACCATTTCATTTTCTATCCAATTGCCTATAAAGGCACTTTGATCTGCACAACGACTTAAACTAGCAGCTGCATCTATTTCTATCTCAAATGAAGATATTCTGTTGCCACAAAATACCACTTCATCGAATTGTGAGTGAGAGAAGAATCCGAATTCTGCCTGATTATTTGCAATAACCGTTTCAGTGACGGCCCCATTATTGACCGCCGTACCAATTTCTATAGCCGCTAGACCACCGGATCCATCAACTGTGTTATTAGAAATAACACAACGGTTCCAATCTGAGCACATTACAAATATGCCTTGGCTTGTATTATTAGAAAGTATTACCGCATAGCATCCACCAGAAGTTTCGGCAAAGGTAATATCATCTTCAAACACGTTATTGGTTATGGCCGTTATATCTATTGTGCTAGATGACCCAGTATTTCCAAATGCAACCGTACCAGATACTTTATTTCCAGAGAACACACAATTAGTCATATAGTCGGTAACGACATTTCTCAAGGTATTAGAACTAATGTCTACGCCATCTGCATAGTCTAATGTAAATGTAAATCCTATAGAGTTGCCTGTAATTTTAGAATCTACTATTTGGCCACCGATTACAAAATCACCGGATGAGCCAGCTACTCCAACCTTATTGTCCGTTACACTAACATCTGTGCAACTTACTGTGCTTGGTGGTAATCCAGTATTTCCTAAATTAATCGCAGACACTACACTGTTGGAGGCAATAACTAATTTAGTTATATTACCAACTACAGAAGAAGACGGCGCTATATCTATTGAGCTTTGCACTATATTATTTGATATATTGACATTATCTACTGTAAGAGCAGTTGCATGTGAAGAGTTTATGAAAAGCTGACCACCGAACCAATTACCTGATATGGTGCAGTCTTTCATAGCCGCCGTATCATTTCCGCCTGAAGCATTTAGAACATTAAATATGTTAGTATAGTATCCGTCTGAAAAAACAGATCGCTGTATTAAATTATTACCAGTGAAATTTTCTGTATAATTATTTGTGTATAATACCTGGTCAAAAATATCATTGGTTGTAAAGCTAGCTATTCTATTTCCAGATACAATATTATTTACGAATGTCTTTGAAATAGTCCAGCCTGCGCCGGCTGCGGCGTTACCCAAAGTATTATTACTAAACATGCTATCAAATACAGACCCAGTCCATAACATATTTCCAGTAATTATATTATTCAGCATTTGCGTCTTAGAGACATTCGCTGAGCCTGGGCTAAATGAACCAAGAATAGTATTGCTTGATAAAATAGAGTCAAAGATTTCTCCAGAAGTCCAAGATGAGAAAATCTTGTTATCAGCAAGTATACAAGAAAGAACAGCCCCAGAAACCCAGGATGACATCCTATTTTCATTTAATGCTGAATTGGCTATAAGCCCAAATGTAGCTCCAGCCGTTGTGTTATTATTAAATAGGGAGCTATCAAAGTCACCACTGCTAAAAGTTCCAGTAATTATATTGTCTGCTATCAGACAATTATCCGAATCGCTTGTTAGCGTTAGTGAACCCGTAATTCTATTTCCCCTGATAACACTATTTACTCTTGGACTTGCAAAAGTAAAGGCACCCTGAATATAACTATCTTCGAAAATAGAATCCTGGAAGTTCAAAGATATATTGGCTGTTAAAGATTCGGTGAGCTGAGGCACAATTTTGTTATTAGAGAATGTAGAACCGCTAATAACAAAACCAGAAGTTCCTAGTAGTGTTGCAAATGTATCTGCTTCAAATACGTTATTGCTTACATTGCATCTATCCATGCCACCAAAGCGCACACTGGCGCCCTGAGAAAGATCTTTTGATGAACCAACCCTATTATTATTTATATTACTCTTACTTAATTGTCCGCCAATTTCTAACTCTAGATGCAAATCGTTGTCATTAATATTGACAGAATTGTTTGTACTACCAAGTGGCATCTTAAGTGCAAGCAATTCATTGCCCTCTATAGCAACATTGTTTAATGTATAATCAAATTGAGGTGTCATCGAAGACATAATTATAGCTGGACCGGTGGTGTCATGTGACCCTACACTCATCCATCTCCCTGCACCATAACTAATTCTAGATAACTTAGCATTATGTGATGGTAGAGGCACATATCTGGTTTGCCAGGTTATACCATTTGTAGAATAATATATTTCGGGCTTATTTCCGCCTGAGTTACCAGCACCTACGGCAACAAATTCACCATTATCATTTGCCTTTATATGATTGATTGGGTCTCCTATATCTGCTGTATTGGTCCATACTTCGCCGTCTGTTGAAGTAAAAATAGTACCAGAGCTTGTCCCAGCAACCCATAAACCATGAACATGTGAATAAGTAACGCCATTAACATTAACAGCAAGACCTGTTGTTCTTCTGGTCCACACTGTACCGTCCGGAGATGTTAGTATTACACCAGTACCAATATCTATATCACCGACGGCAACTCTTAAACCGTTTGCATAATGAATATCTCTTAATGTAGATGTTACACCTGATGTTGCTGAGGTCCAGCTTGCGCCATTATCGGTAGAGTTACGAATTACTCCGCTTGAGCCTACAGCAGTCCACATACTATAGCCGTCGTAATGAATCTTTTCTAATGGAGGCAATCCTATCTCAGAAAGCCAGTTCCAAGTAACACCATCGGTAGATGTAGCTACACCCGGAGTGCCCAACACATTAGTATCTCCTGCGGCCAACCAAACACCATTGCCATAATCTACGCCACGTAATCCTGAGCCAGCTGATGTTACGCCGGGAAGAATAGATCTTGTCCAATCTTTGCCGTTATTTTTAGAATACGCAATATATGGTGCGCCAAGCGTTTCTATATGTCCTACAGAAACCCAAGTACCATTACCATCATATTCTACATCATATATAGGAGCATTACAAGTAAATTTATTTTCTGCCCGTGCCCAAGTTGCACCATCAACAGAAGTATATATGTTTATTTCAGAGACCATTACAAACTGACCATTTTCAAAATGAATGCCTCTAAAATTCTCACTAGTCACCAAGAATGGGAAAGTAATATTATAGGTCCAGGTAATACCATCTGTAGAAGTAACTATTGAACCCGCTGCACCTACTGCAACCCAAATACCATTACCATAAGCAACGCCACGAAGGGCATTGCTTATTCCGGTGGTTCTAGTGACCCAATCTATACCATTGTCAGATGTGATGACACCGCCGCTATTACCCACGGCGGCCCAGTATCCTACGCCATTGCTAGTTACATCGTTAAAAGTTGTAGCCAGTGGAGAAACTTTATTAGTCCAGTTAATTCCGTCATCTGAAGTAAATATTCCTGCCGTACCACCGCTGCCACCGACTGCGACACGTAATCCGGTAGATGCATCATAATCTACGGCATTAACAGTAACTGCGGGTATATTGCTTGCGGTATTCCAATTAATGGCATCTGTTGACCAATGAATTACACCAGCTGCACCGCCAGATCCACCGACAGTATTCCACATACTATAACCATCGTAAACTACCCCAAAAACACCCCATGGAGACTGGAATGTGTGCGTCCAATTATTTGCATCCGAAGAAACACGGATTGTTCCAGCATCAGTGCCAGCAACCCAAATATTATTACCATACTCTATACTTCGTATTTTATGAAATGTAATAGAGGAATTTGATATAAATGAAGATGATTTTCTACGATGCCAAGTATCGGCATTATCAGTAGAGGCAAGAAAAGTATCTCCAACATATACGTCATCATCTCCGCCTACTACAAGCCAGGTGCCATTACCCTCGGTAATAGCATAGTGCTGACCATAGTATGGGTAATCTTCTCTTACCCAAGCGCTACCATATATATTGGTTGTAGATTCCAACATGGTATTAGATGATATAGATGCTGCAGAAATTCTACCGCCCATATCGAATTGATCATGAATTATATTATTATCTATATTTATATCAAATAAACCACCAAAGAAATTTCCATCATGATGTAAGGTAACTCGTCCAAATTGCGAATCTGATATATGCGATGCTGCAAGCTCAAGTCCATGGAACATTAAATCTGAAAATGCCATATTATTATCTGCAATCGTAAAATGCTCAAATACAGCAGTTGGTGATCCTAATATAATTGATGAATTTGTATAGGCATGGTTTCTCAAAATACCACAATCATTAAATTTAGATATCTGCGATCCTGTAAATTGGATAGCTACTGAATTAAAGCCGCCACCTCCAAAATCATTATCGAAGATATTAATTTTTTCAAAAGATGCATATCCATCCGTTTCTGGATACACAAGACCTATATAAGTGGCCCTGGCATTAATTGGAGAAAATATATTTTTCTCTATTGTTATATTTTTGTATAAAGTATTGGTATACTCTGGCAAGAATCCAATACCATAAGAATCTGCATCAACATCTAATCTAATGTTTTTTATAACAACATTTTCAAGAGTAGTATTTGGATCATCGGTAGATAGCTGTATTACTGGCTTTGCGTTTGAGCCAACAGAAGTGATATGAAAATTATCTAAGACAGAATTACTTCCAGTAATAACAAAGGCCGGATCTTCTGCTGCTTTAGTTATTACAACGCCATTTAAACCAATTACACTTACATTAACTGGAATTTCTGCAAATCCATCATAAGTATAATTTCCCGGCTTAACAAATACTGTTCCGCCCTGAGCAGCAACTGAATCAATAGCGGCTTGTAAGGTATTTTGTCCTACACCATTAAATATACCTTCGCTTACATAACCATCGCCTACTGTTACAAAACCTAAGTTAGAGCTAGTTCCATAATCACCTGTATAGTGATAGAAAGTGGCAAACATGGTAATAGCGCCATAAGCATCAGATACTTCGGCCCCTTCTATGTTGCCATATACATTATTTGGATTCATCACTCCGGATGATCCATTAAGTGGTGCACGACTAAATCTTACAATACCATTATTATAATCTACGGTCCAAAACCCATCGTTTCCCATTCCAGGCGCAATATCTGCTGGCGGGCCGGCGCCAGGATCAGCCAATATGGATATTGGGCCATTAGTAGTATCAGCTTCTAGTGCAAATCCTATACCACCCGTAGATTTAGCTGGATATAAGGCCAATTCAAAGCCCCTAAAGTTAGGATCACCGTGGGCTGCATTAGCTTTACCTTGTGAAAATTTTGGCGAAATTAGCGGCTTGAGACGTACACTTTCTATATCAATTGGGTTATTAGTTGCTGGTGCGCCAGTGATAGCCATAAAGGTCTGAACAGAATTTGGTCCAGTTAATCCTGATGGCAAATATGAAAGTAATCTTACAGTAGGATATCTAGTTCCTATTGCACCTTCCGTAGGATAATCATCATAATTGGGCGCAAGTAGACCTTCATTAGCAGAGGGTGTTTGGGTCATAATATCGCTGTGTGGTACTTTATCACTACGAACAAATGGTTCTGAAATCAAATTAGCATCTTTGCCAAGAGTATTGGCCTTATCGCTCAAATACCTCTCGGCGGCTGCTAATTGTTCCTTGTTTTTGTCCTCAAAATTTGCCATCTAATAAACCTCTTATTATGGATCTAATAATTGTAACAACGAAAGTACTTTCTTTTTTGCGATAGTTATCTGTGAGCCGAAATATGTTACTTTCACCGCAATCATATTTCCGCTATCTGCGGTGTTTCTTTCTCCAAATGTAAATGGAATGGTAAAATCACCCTCGACACCGGTAATTGGTGGAATTAATGCGCCGTCGCCGTCTTCAAATAAACCTGTAATAAAGAATTTGCCCAAATCTAACCATTCAGTACTATTTGGCCCAACTCCAGGTATTTTAACTTCTATCTTACAAAAACGACTTGCATTAGAGGCTGCAATGTCGTTAAATGAAATAAGAGAACTTCCCGCGCTTACTATGCGTAATTTGCCACCATTAGTAGTTTTGTTAAGGCTAAATAATCTTTGATAGTATCTATCACCAGAGAATGCACTATAATCTACGGAGCCAAATTGCAATGGTCGTATATCAGTCGCAGAATAGTCATCTTGTGGGTAAATTAAACCAGGAAACACGAAATCTGCCGTATCATCGGGTTCTGATCCAGTACCAAATTTTCCGCCACATTGCAATCCGTTAGCAGTACTTGAATTTACATCCACTACGGTATCTAATGCAACCCCGCTATCCCATGCTTTAAGGGTATAGCCGTCTCCATTTGATCCATAATCATGCGTAAATTGCCCATTATCAAGCTCAAAATCAAATATTTCATTTGAGCCAACTCTATAGCTCTCGTCTGTGAAATATTCTTCTGTATCAGTTGCTCTATATCTACTGTAAGAGTTTGATAATATTTTTAATTGACTGGTAATTAAACCATATGCATCGTTGGCATCGCCTGGGCCGAATGGATCATAGATGGTCCCAGTAATATGACTGCGCACACTAAATTTATTTTCACCTATGTATAGCCTTCTGCCATCATTGATTGTGACATTGACAAGGTAAAAGGCATGATCTTTTGAGATATCTGTAAAATCCGGGAGATTGGAATCAGAATATAGGTCGTACCCATCATCACGTAGTTGAGTTACTCTAACATTTTGACCATAACCATCTCCTGATGGAAAAGTAAAGACATCAGTTGTAAATCTTAATATATCATTTCTTAAATAAGATTTTTTAAATATATTAGTATCGGACTTCATTTCTATATCAAATAAATCATCTGCCCCATTAAAGTAATGAATACCTGATATGGTTTTTTCTAATACCTCTACATCTAATGCTGGGCGCAATACCAATGCATTAATTGATGGCCTAGTAGCATCGTCGTCCAAAAAGACATTTGACATTCTTACTGTATTGTCACCGTCATCGGCATCACTAAATGAATCACTAATGCTAAATATATTAGATGTATCAGGCTCTCCGTTAAAGTCAGTAACGCCGGGACCATAATGAACTAATCTATAGGTAGATACTTTATCATTAACATCAGATGCAGAAATATCTATTGGCGCTTCTAATGCACCACCTATCAAGGTATTATTAGAAACAGGAATAACATATTTTGCTATTTGAAATGGTGAAAATGTTGCAGATAAATCGAAATTTTCATAAATTGGATTTCCATCTGCATCTAATGCTAGCGTTTCATAATCTTTTCTGGCAGGATGCCTGTCATATAATATAATAGTATCGAAGTCTTCTAATGACGGAGTGTATACCAATTGCCCATCTGCTCGGGCGTCTTCGTCAAAATTTTCAGCAAGATCTAACACAGCTGAAGGGGAAAACTGAGAACTACTTCTCAGTTTTCTTTGTAGTACTAGGGTGCCTTTATCTGCCGGAAACACAGTACCCTTGATAACAAACTGACTACGACTTGTTCCTGTGCTACCAACCGATGTACGAGTTATAAAATTAGTATCTTTGATGCCTGTTCCATCTAATGAATAGGCTCCTGTTTTGGCTTTAAGTTTATAGATATCAAAAATATCAGTTGGCAATCCTATGATATTAAATGGAGCAGATGTTCTAACAATTCTTATTTTTTTAGAAGTATCACCAGAACTTAAAGTTACTATTTCTCCGGTAGCCAAACTAGATACATCAACCTCTGCACCAGCCGAATCTCCTGGCGCTTTCCAAGTTAACTTAGAGCCAACTGGATTAAATACTAATTCAGCTCCTGAGCCCTCACCGTTAGCTTCGCCGACTTCAATAACTTGAATACCAGTTATATTAATTGGTTGCGTTTTTTCAACATCACTTCCGCCACCGACCGTATTAAACAAAAATAAGGTACCCTCTTGTTCAACAAAATCAGGAATACCGGAATTTGGTATATCGGTATTATTAGCGCCTATAACGTCCAAAGCAACTGGTAAAATAGCAGCTAATTCGGACAGAGCATCTTCTACATTAGTGGCAACATAGTTGTCGCCAGAATCAGTAATAGAGATGGCTACTGCTGGATGGGCATCAGTGGTATCTATAAGATGTGCATCTATCAGTGCTTTCGCGTCGGCCACATTATTTAAGAGGGCTGCTACTGTGGAATATGAGCCTGATGGGTTTGTGCCTAGCTCTTGCTGAATGCGAACTATGGCATTACGAAGCCTATTATGATCTTCGGCACGTATCTCATGGACAAGATTTCTGCGTAACGGTAAGGTAGAATAACCGTCGATCTCGTCAGGATATACCGAAGTATCGTCTATGGAAGCCATTAATTACTCACTCCGTTTAGATAGAATTAGCATTCAATTTAAGCAAAAATATTAGTATATTTGGGAGCTTATCGGCCCAAAAATGGAAAAATCTCATAAATTGTTAATATTATTAGATTGTTACGAATAAGCCAGGATCATTAGCTGGATATTGATAGACCACATCTGTTTTATCCATTCTGCGCATTCTAAATTCTTGCCTACCGCTTTGGCCAAATACAAGTCTATTTCTGGTCACATCTAGTATCTCATATCTGAACTCTTCTGTTCCATTTTCATTAAATCTTACTATTATATCGCGGTCTTTAATAGTTGGAAATACTATAGTCCAGGCCGTTAATTCAGATGGCTGTACAAGACCCTGACTTTGCTCAATTTTTAGGTCGTCTACGAAAGGATTAGTTCTTATCATAATCCTACCAGCAGTATTTACAAATAACTCTGATATAGCCCTGGTATTAAAGAATCTCTCGTAGCCGCCGTCGAAGCCCGTGCCGAAGCAGTATGGGCATCTCTGTCTTGGATGCTCTCTGCGTAAGTCAGAAGCACCACATCTGCAACGACGGCCTGTTTGTCTGCGTCTTAACAGAATTACTGGTTCCCCAGTCACTTGCAACATAACATCTAATTGAGACAAAATACGATCTTGGAAGTTGAAGCCTCTAGAGCCATTAAATTCGCCGCCGACATAACTACCGACACATTGGCCGCTAAAGGTCTCCTGGATACTTGGTCTATGGTAACCACAAAAATCAAAAGTAGAAAAGTTGGCCGTATTAGCATCCGAAGCACTTAAATCAGTAGTTACAATATCTTCTGCGTTCTCTCGATAACCATCTTCTGCAACATTAAACTCACCTTGTACCGCCGGATCTGGATTATAGGCATATCCGCTGCCTGGGATGTCATGATTTTGCATCCAGGCTGCTGTATAACTATGAATTACGGAATTACCTTCTTCTACGCCGCGCCATAAACGAACTTCATCTCCAACATCGTGCGAGGCAAAGGCCGTTCCAACATTACCTCTGCCGTTAGTCGGTACATTAAAAGTATTGGTGCCCAGACTTGTATATCGTAAAATTTCAGTGCCAATTAATAAAAATCCAGCACTGGGAAAGTTTTCATTGCTTTCCACACCAACTACGACTTCACCGTATGCATCTATAGAAGTGGTTAGAGTTGTAATATCTGGATATCTACCTACTCCATCACCAATTTGAGTAAGTTCCGCTATATTAAATTGAGCTGGGTCAAATTCAGTTGCCCGAACAGCAAAATAATGTAAATTGCCTGGCGTTATATTTATTATGGCCTCAACATTTGTAGTAACTGCTTTTGGTAAAAATTGATCTTCAAAAACGCCAACTCGTTTTGTTGCATGATATATATTATAGTGGACTTGTTTGTCATCTTCACCGGGTATAGCTTCTTGCCAAGATAAACGAACGCCCATGCCATTGCCGACGTCTTCAAGAACTCGAAGTCCCATTCTATGTACCCATTCAGGTCTCGGGCGTAGGCAAACTACGACACCAATAGCTTCTGGCTCCGGTATAGGTTCAGCTTCACTTGGCTCTAATATTTCAAAGCTATATCTTTGAGTATTGGAGGCCATGAACTCTTCAGCAGTCCAAGTCCATTCATCATAATAGGTACCGAGAGCAATAGTTTCTAGTGGCTCAAATTGTATTTGATAAAAACCAACAGACACACGAACTGGAGTAAGTTCTGCTATCAAAGGAGAACTCAATATCGCATCATTGAAGATTTGAACATCTTCTATTTCAAAAGGATCGAATAAAGTGCCATTGGAGTAAAATTTAACTCCTAGCGTAATTATAGACCCTGCTCGCCCACTGCGTGCCATTTAGACTCCTATTAAACTGGCTCAGACTCATATACTTTCACGTCGGTTACTCTTGAAACATGAACTTCATAAGCTGACACTGATTCGAACATTGGTGGATTATCAATAAGCACATGAGCAACATATCTAGTAGCTGCGGCATTAGCAGTACTAGAAAGTAGATAGGTATAATGCCCCGGCTCATTAGTTGCATCCTCTTCAACCACAGAAACTGTAGTCCTAGGAACAACCCAGCCAGCGCCAGACCAAAATCTATTGTCCAAGTCTCTCTGAATAGTTAGCGTAATAAATGCAGTTTGCCCAGATACTCCTGCGCCCGTATTGGGATCACCAATAAATATTTCAATTGGAATACCTTCTCCCACATCCCATATGTTAGGTCCGTCAACCATTAGAGCAATCCTCCTATGATATGCCAATTATTGCCATCACTTTGTATTTGCCTTGATTGATATTGGGTAGTTAGAGTAATAAAATTTATACCATCGATGTTTTCTAATCCAGATGCTTGAACAGTAATTGTACTTATAGCATCTATTTTTTTAATATTATATATTCTGCCAATATTACTTCCGCCGGCACCTGGTAATAATATGGTAATAACTCCGATAGTACCATCGCAAATTATAGTATAATCATCCTCTCTTGCTAAATATGGAGAATCAGAACTTTCAATATTAACTATTCCATATACCAAGCCCTTTGTATTTAAATCAACAAAATATCCATCTAACCAACGATTATCAGCATTACCTAGGCCTTCTGTAGTAGCTCCTGGCACCACCCTTCCACTTGTCGGCGTAAGAAATAAATCACCAGAACTGGTTGAAAGATATCCATCTAATGTCAATGAACCATGAAGATTTAGGTTTATTGGATTAGCTATAGTTCCAATTTGTCCATTATTATTTCCAGTAGCAGAAGCACCATTACCTATAGCTAAAGCACTAGTAAATGTACCAGTAGTGGCGCCATAACCTATAGCAATAGACCTGCTACCAGAGCTAGTATTGTTTGCTATAGCATCTTTTCCAATTGCTATACCGCCACCATCAGATTGCGCACCCGAGCCGATAGCCATTGAACCAGTACCATTACCAGTACTACTAGTAGTTAACGAATTTACACCAATTGTTACACTTTCATTGGCAGCGCTTTGAGAAGTATATCCTATAGTAATAGCATCAGTTGAACCGTTCGCTGTTCCATTACCTATGTTGACAGTTCTGGCTCCGGTTCCAACAGTTCCTGCTCCGATAACTACGGCCCCAGCACCGCCACCAGAAGAACGGCCAATGGCAATGGTATCAGCTCCAGAGGCAGAAGAGGAGGCACCAATTGCTATTGCACCCGTAAAGGAAGCACCAATGGTTGCATTATTACCAAGAAGTACAGAATCAGAAGAACTATTCGATGAATTATAACCTATTGCTATAGAATCATTTGAGCCGGCCAAAGCATTAGATGAAGCACCAATTGCTATCGAGTGTCCACCTGTAGCAATTGCATTATAACCAATGGCTGTATTATTATCATTAACATTGGAGGCTGTAGCACCTTTACCCACCGCCGTATGATTTACACCGCTTGTGGTTATAGTATTAGCGCCAATTGCCGTAGTATTTGTACCAGCTGCCGAGGCACTCTTACCTACTGCTAAAGCACTAGCTGCTGCTGCTGATGAACCCTGACCAACCGCTGTGGCATCTGTTGCATTAGCCGTTGATGAAGCTCCTATGGCCGTAACATTTGCTATACCAGTGCCAACAGTATTACCTATACCAATAGAGGTATTACTTGCGCCAGTAAGGGTACCACCAAGTGTTCCAATAATTATGCTATTAGAAGTACCAGAACTAAAGGTAAGATTGTTTCCTATAGCAATACCACCACCAGAACCTATTACGTTAGTGTTGCCTATGGCAATAGCATTTGATATATTAGCTTGAGATTGAAATCCTACTGAAACAGCACTAGTGCCACCTGCAACAGCAGAAGAGCCATATGATGTTGCATTAGAACCTGTAGCAGATGCAGATGCACCGACTGCAGTTGAATTTCCACCAGAACTTGTAGAAGAGAAGCCAATAGCAACACTAGATGCTACTGAGGCTGCAGCGCCACCACCCATGGCAACACAATTGGTGGTTGCATTGGAACTAACGCCCATTGCCGTTGCAAATGAGTTTGTAGCTTGTGCACCTTGACCAACCGCTGTAGCATTAGAAATACTTGATCCGACATTTGTACCAAAACCAATTGAAGTAATGTTACTTCCAAATACCGTACTAATGGTTTTACCAAATATAACATTATTAGTGCCATCTGTCTTAAGAAGCATATGATGTTCTTCTGATTGTCTTACCCTAAAGCCACCAGAACTATCTATTCCCATAGTCCAATCGCGCTCTAAGCCAGTATCGCTCTCAGAAGTATTTTGTTTAAAATGCAATGTACCTGGACCCAACCATATATCTTTCCAGCGCAATGATGGAGAGCCTATTGAATAAGCATCGTCCGCTGCGGGTAATACATAACCATCGTATGGGGCAAGTGAGATGGAACCTAAACCAGTTTCGATATTAGCTTTAGTTGTATCGTGATAAAAACCTAACCATTGCGAATTATCTACATCTACATCTGTAATGCTGTGTATAAATATGGCCGGATTTCCCTGGATATCATGATCGTGATCTTTGGTATAATTTGATACATCTGTAAATACTACTGCCCTTCCTGATAGGGCATTAGTGGCAAATACAAATTGATCAAATGTTTGATTTAATGCCAACCCAACTGATTGTTCTCCAGATGAGAAGAAGAATGGTGAATTGGCAAAAAATACGCCGCCGACACCAGATATAGCAGTGGTAGTTAGGGTGGTTGTAGTTATATCACCATCTGCCCATATTCGACCGTCGACTTCAAGCTGGCCTCCAACTATTACGCTACCAGCACCAAGGCCGCGCGAAGTTATTGCCTGGGTACCAAGACTTATTGGACGATCATGACTAAATTTAGCATAAACCATATCATCTTGACGAATAGTTAAATCGCCAGAAGAATTAATTCCAAAGTTCCAATCTCGCTCTACACCAAAATCATTTTCATCCGAATTTTGTCTAAAATGTAGAGTGCCGGGGCCAAAATATCCATCTCGCCACCTAAATGCTTCGGAACCAAGACTATACGCATCATCTACATTAGGCCCAATATCACCAGCGGACTCAATATTAAAATTAAACAAAGCACTTGGAGAAATTCCTACGCCGAACTTACCAAAAGTATATAAATCAATTGGAGAATTAGGGTTTCCTATTGTTCCAGTATTATTTGCCAAAACAACTGATCCATTACCAATAGCTAAAGAATTAGTAAAGGCAAAAGTATTGGCATTATTTCCTATTGCAATTGAGCCTGCACCAGTGACAGATGATGATGCTCCCAGAGCTACAGAATTGGATGCTGTGGCCTGGGAAAATGCTCCAATAGAAACCACCGATGAACTTAATCCACCATTAGTAGCGCTTTTTCCTATAATTACATTGCTTGCGCCGGTACCAAATGAGCTGGCACTGACACCCACCACAACAGAGTCATCTGTTCCGACACCAGCGCCTATACCAATCGAGTTTGCCTTTGAGGCAGATGCACTTAAACCAATTACGACAGACCCACCAGTTGCAGCAGAAGTAACGGATGAGCCTGAGCCCATGGCAATACCGCCAGAGGCTGATACAGAAGATGCGAGACCAATAGCGACCGCATCTGTTACTGAGCCAGTAATATTTGTACCAGCGCCTACCGAAACACCACCAGCAGCTTGGGCTCTAGCATTCTGCCCGATAGCTACAGTAGATGGCTGATTAGCTAGAGCAGTTTGTCCAATAGCAGTTGAACTAGAGCCAGTAGCTGAAGCACCATCGCCCACTGCTGTGGTACTAGTTGAATTGGCTGTTGCGCCAGTTCCAACCGCTAATGAGTCAGAACCTGTTGCTGTAGCTCCTCTACCGATGGCAGTGGTTCCATTGGTCCCGCCGGCATTAGCACCAGAACCCACAGCGGTAGAATTAGCAACTGTTGCCGTAGCCCCAGCACCGATAGCGGTTGTTTCAGCAACACCAGTTCCGATATTAATATTATGACCGACACCAGTGACACTTGCTGCTGATACAGAACCAGTAGTTTTACCAACTATGGTACTTGCGCTACCAGCAGAAGTGACGGTCATAGATGCACTAGAAACTACAACAGCGTTTGTTGCCTGAACTATTGGGCCATGACCAATTGATGTAGAATCAGCTCCAGTTGCTTGGGCATCACGACCAAGCGCAGTTGAGCCATTCGTGCCGGTTGCAACAGAACTTGCGCCCAGAGCCACTGAGTGTGCTGTATTGGCCGTAGCACCTGTACCTATTGCCACAGAAGTTAAGGCGTTAGCATTAGACGAGGTTCCTATGGCAATTGAATTACTTCCTATATTACTTCCTATACTTGAGCCGATAGCAACAGCACTTGGATTAGTAGTCTGAATACCCTGTCCTATTAGGATGGTATTATCTGCTCCAGTTTGTGCTTGTGCATTTTGACCTATAGCCAATGAAGCACTGCCAGCAGCACGAGAAGATGCACCAATACAAACAGTAGAGGTATTAGTGGCATTTGTAGTTGCACCAATCGCAGTAGAATTAGAACCAGATGCTGTAGCTGACGAACCAAAAGCAGTTGTGCCAGAAGAAGAAGCAGTGGATTGAGAGCCTAATGCGGTTGAATCACCACCGGTTGCGTCGGCCGAATAACCAACTGCTGTTGCATTTGTTTGATTGGCTAGGGTGTCTTTTCCTAGGGCAGTACTTTGAGCAGCAGAAGCGGTAGCGGTACTGCCAACGGCGGTAGCTCCATTAGCTCCATTTGCTTGAGTTCCGAATCCAATCGCTATGCAATTAGCATTGGTACCCAGTGGGCCTGCAGAGGCGCCCTGGCCTATAGCTATACTATTTGTACTTGCTGCACTTGCATCAGCACCTACAGCTATAGCGCGAACAGCAGTAGCTATTGCTGTTTCACCGACAGCTACTGCATTATCTCCGCCAGCTTGGGCGCTTTTACCTATAGCAGTATTGCTTCCGCTAGAACCAGTAACTGAGTTGTGCCCTATTGCAGTATTTGCTGATCCAGTAGATGATGCTCCGAAACCTACAGAAACAGCGGAAGCGCCTGTAGCAACTGTACTACTGCCCAAAGAAGTACTCTGTAGGCCAGTAACTTGAGTCCCGCGACCAATAGCAGTAACATCATCGTTTTGAGCAATAGCGTTGTGGCCTATGACAGTAATTCGTGCACCAGTAATAGTGGTATTATGACCTAAAGAAGTAACATCGGCGCTACTAACAGTACCAACAGGTTTGCCTATAACTGTTGCATTTGTAGCACCAGAAGTTGTAGAAACTGCTGCTCCCATTATGACCGTATTGGTTGCTGCGGCGGTAGTTGATGAGCCGATTGCTATACCATTGGTTACACTTGCGCCGGCACTTGAACCAATTGAAACGGCACCTGTACCAGTCGCTGTAGCTAAAGCACCTATAGCAGTAGCCCCAATTTGATTTGCATTTGAAAAAGCGCCAATGCCTACTGCCTGCACTTGTTGCGCAGCAGAACCATAACCAAGTGCTGTAGCCTCTGATTGAGAGCTTACAGAATTTCTACCAATAGCCACTGCTCTATTAGCTGTTGCTTGTGCAGAGCGCCCTACTGCTACACCATCGCCGCCATTAGCTAAAGCCGACATGCCTATAACTGTAGAATCACCAGAATTAACTGCTTGAGCATTTTGTCCAATAGCAGTATTATTTGCAGCAGATGTTGCTTGAGCACCACTACCAATAGCGGTAGTTGAAGTATTATTTGCGGTTGCGCCTCTACCTACGGCTGTAGAATCAGTGCCAGAAGCTATGGCTAATTCACCAAATTGTTCGCTGTTAGAAGCCCCACCGGGCTCTCTGGAAGAAAAATTACCCGAAGAGAACCAAGTATTAGAATTAGAATTAAATGAAAGTTTAGAAGCACCAGAGGTTTTAATAGCAATGCCGCCAGTATCGTTGGTGCCTAAAACCCAATCTCTAGTAAAGCCGGAATTATTTTCAGCAGCCGTTGAAATTATATGAAGTGAGCCTGGCCCAAAATAACCATCCTTCCACCTAAAAGTTTCTGAACCCAAGCTATAAGCATCATCTACATTTGGCCCGACATCCCCGGCGACTTCTAATTTAAAGTTTTGAGCAGTAGATGGTGTTCCTAATGCCATACTTCCAAAATTAACAAGATTGATTGGAGTAATAGAATTGCCAAATATGCCTTGGTTATCGGCGGATGTTACGGCAGAGGCACCTATAGCGAATGCGTTTGATTTTGTAGCAGATGCAGATGTTCCCAGAGCAATACTATTAACACCATCAGATTTAGACGTATCTCCAATAGCTATTGCACTTGTAGCATCAACATTTGTATCTCCTGCAGCAGCTGCGATACCTATAGCGGTACTACGGTGACTTGCGGCGCGCGCTCCATTGCCCACAACAGTTTGGTGTGTTTTTGTATTATCAGTATATCCGGTGCCTGCATTTACCCCTATGGCAAGTGAGCCATTACTCATAGCAAATGCGCCATCAGCAATTGCTGTAGCTTGAATTGCTGGAGTTTGAGTAAATCTACCAATTGCCATACTGCCGGTACTCACGCCAACAATACCAGAATTAGCCTGATAACCGATTGATATAACACCAGATGCTATTGCTTCTGCCTCTCTACCTACGGCTAACGAGGTTGATCCAGATGCGATAGTTGAACTACCTATAGCTGTTGAGTTTGTCGCACTTGCTGAGGCATTTTCTCCAAATTGTTCACTTCCAGAGGAACCACCGACAGCTCGCACAGAAGCATTTCCAACTACTTGTAATTTAGATGTTGGTGTAGAAGTACCTATTCCAAGCCTATTACCTTCTCTATCCCAGAATAAATCATTATCACCGGCAACAGAACTTGTTCCAGTAAAGAAGGCTACATATCCATCGGCACCGGAGCCCACTTCGGGAGCAAGTGCATAACCATCTAGGGCCTGAATTATAGTTTGGTTAATTTGTTCTTGCTGTTGATGATGTTCATCAATAGTCGTGCCATAGCCGTCCAGGGTATCGGTGAGTAGTTGGTCACCAATTTTTATACCTTCGAATTTTTGTTGTCCTATAAATAAGGTCATCTCATTTCCTATTAGGCTTTCTGTGCAAAGTTAAGCGAGGTGTCTATAAACGGGCCGGCGTCTTTAATATCGGCATAAAATCTGACACTATTATCAGAGAACCTTACTTCTCCATTAGTACCGCTAACATTAGTAGAGCTATTTAATATTAATCTATTGTGTGGGCCTGACAATTGAATTCCTACATCAGCATTTGATGTAGCACCATTTTGTAAGCCTATGCCGGCTTCTATAATACATGAAGAACCCTGTTCCAATAATAAACAAGGAAAGGCTCCCTGGCCTTCAAATTTTATATCTATGGTTTGAGTAGTGCCTGGGCTAAAATGACAATTGCGCTGTAAATATATTGCTGTACCACCTATATCGCGAAACGTAGAATATACTCCGGACGAATTGTGTTGAGCAAATATTGGAATTCCATTTTGTAGAAAAAGCCCAAATTGCCACATCTTATCAAAGACAACTGAAGATATGCTTAAACCTGGAGGAGTATTGGATGGTCCGGCCATTAAAATACGTCTGAACCCTCCAATATAACATTGGCTAAACAAAATCGTTTTTCCGCCTGCTGCACAAAATAATGCATCTCCGGAGGATGTTGTAGGAACTGCGGCTATATTAGTTCCTCTTAATGAAGAAACTGTAGCAGTAAAACTCTCTCCCGGTTGAAATCCGCGGCCGCTATCAGAAACACCAAATGTGTCTTTAACGTAAGCGTGGTCAATAAGAAATCTAGTAACAGCTACAATAGCACCTAAACCTGTAGTAACAGAAAACGTAGGATTAAATCCATCAAATTGAATATCGGAAAAAGTTACTCTACATGGGGAGAGATTCCCACTTCCAACTGATATACCAGTAGTCTTTACTCTATTAAAATCATCATAACTATTGCGTAGAATAGTTCCTGGGCGACCTACAATCACTGATGTTGGACTAGACGGACTAATGTTAGTAGCGACTGATAGACGACTTGCCGAATTATCATGTATTACTACAACTTGTCCTGTATCAAAAATAGCAAAAAGCCCTCTATAACCATCTACAGCAAACGGATAATCAACATCTACAAATGGATCATTGCTTGCGGCCTGTACTGCCGTAATTGTTGAGGAAGGTACCACAGTAACATAACTTGCACTTGATGCACCTTGAATTGTAATTATTGCTGGAGCTATAGTAGTTTTGCCAGAAAGAGTCCAAGCTGCTGTATTTGATTCTGGACTACGCGGTCTATGTACTCCTGCCGCCAAATTAAAGGTAACATTATGAACCACATTTGTAGGTAAAGAATTCCAAGCATCTTGAAAATATTTAAAAGCTGTAGTACCAGCATCTGCCAAATAACCATCGATTTGAGCCTGACTTGAAAAAACTGTTCCAAATGGCAATGCTTCTATAGCACCAGCTAGATTATAGTCAACTGTAAAAGAAAGTGTTTCGTCAGTAGCCCGTGCATAGCCATCAATATCTACTTGAACACTCGCAATCTGTTCATCAACATAGGATTTAGTTGAAACATGTTCTGGCAAAGCAGGATCATTAGATATGATATTACCATCAACATGTAATTTTTCAGTAGGCGAATCTGTACCTATACCTACATAACCGTCTACCCTGTAAGCGTCTCCTTGGTCATTTATTGCCCATCGTGATACTGAAATAGCGGGTAATTTCAAGTTAAACTCCTATTGGTATAATATGATTTATTTAATATATACTAGCGATGTTGTGTATATTAAATATAATTCATTTTTATGCTGAAGTATATTGCAAGTATAAGCCTATAGTAAAGCTTGCCTCCAAAGCAGCACTTGCTGGGAATGTTGCAGGTAAAGTACCATCATATGTTCTAGCCACTATAATACGTCCATAATTGGTGGTATTAGCTGGGCTAACACCTAAAATACCAGGAATGGCAGTGCTGGACGGAACTCGCAATACTGGTGCTGCATTAGCATTCCAAACTAACCAATACATCTGTCCTGCACGTAGAGTGGCTGCAGCACTTGAGCTAATAGTGCCAGTAGAAGTTGTACTAATTACCCCAGAGGTTACAAGTGCATCTGGATATAAATTTCTAGAACTTGTGGCTGTATAAATTCCCACAATAGCATTGCCGGCTGCACCAGTGACAATTTGTACAGCAATATCATCAATATTTCTGTCCTCGCTGCCGTGAATAAATGGAAATCCATATAATTGATTGGCAGTTAAACTTCCCGTACTCCACGAACTAATATTAAGCCAGGGTACATAATATGTTGACCAACCAGCAGTTCCAGAGGCATGTTTATAAGTTAAATCGGAGAGATAACCATCTGATGCTTGTCTTATAGTATTGATAGTTTCAGATAAATTATTATTATAAATAGCTCCCGCAACAGTAATATCTCCAATAAAATTACCGGCAAAATTACCGGTGCCAGCTGTAGCAATAATGCCCGCACCTGTTGCACCGCCAGTAAATGAACCGCCAGCACCGGAGCCTTGACCAGTACCTATAATTCCGGTGCCATTAGTACTACCTCCAACTCCGCTAATACCAGTACCAGAAGAACTGCCGCCAAAACCCGTAACACCTATGCCTAATCCAGAGCCAAAACCAGTAACTCCATTTCCGTCTGTTGAGCCACCCTGACCAACAACTCCAGTTCCCGTTCCAGTTCCCGTTCCTGTTACACCAGTGCCGCCTGTTCCGCCTGTGCCAGAAACACCTGAACCAGAACCATCTCCTGTAAAAACAGCACCATCAGAATTAGTGGTGTTAGCTGTTCCAGTAATAGTCCCAAGTATATGTAAAGTTGTGCTTGGGGCTTGCGTTCCAACACCCAATCTATTATTAAGTCTATCCCAAAATAAATCATTATCACCGGCTATTTGTCTTCCGCCGTCTATAAAGAAAGCTACATAGCCATCGGCTATAGAACTTAGGTTAGGAACTGAAGCGTAACCATCAGCGGCCTGTCTAATGGCCCCGATTGTTTCGGTTAGGTTGGAATTTACAATATCGCCACCTATATTTAAAGTCCCATTAATATTAGTAGAGGTAGTAGTAAATCTAGCAGCCTCAATGCCACCAGTAATTAACGATAATTGATCGGCACCAGAAGTTCCAATGCCAGTATCGGTATCAGAAATATTTGGGGCTAAGCTCGGATTAGTGGAACTAGCAACAACATTTCTTAATATAGGCCCGCCAGATATTCCCGTACCTAATGTAGAGCTATCAATTCTCCAAATAGCCGAACCAGCTATAGCTATACGCATAGTATCGTCTGTTTGTTCATAAAATCCAGTATCACCATCACCAAACGATAAGGTAGGTGCTACTGCTGTTTCTGATCCACCAATAATTAATCTACTATTAAGGCGGTCCCAGTAAAAATCATTATCGCCGGCTATTTGTCTTCCACCATCTATAAAGAAGGCAACATAACCATCGGCTATTGCTGCGGTATTTGGAGCTGTAACATAACCATCTGCTGCTTGTCTAATAACTTGGAAAGTTTCAGTTAAATCTTTATTTACTATAGATCCTGAGACATTAATATCTCCAAGAAAACTTCCAGCAACAATACTGCCGGCACCTGGCGTTGCCGTAATACCAACTCCTGTTGAACCTCCCTGGAAAAAACCACCAGCACCTGAACCAAGCCCCACACCCACTACACCAATGCCATTTGGAGAACCGCCTTGACCAGATACGCCTACACCACTGGTGCCACCTCCGGTTCCCTTAACGCCTATACCAGAGCCAAATCCAGCAAAACTTGCACCCCAATTATTACCACCACCCGCAATACCAACAACAGCAGTTGCACCAGAGGCTGTAAAATGTCCGCCCTCACCAGTTGCACCGCCAGTTCCAGCTACACCATGACCAGAATCCAATCCGGTAAAATTGGCACCGTTTTCATTACTTATATTTGCTAATCCGGTTATAGTACCAGAAACATCAAGGGCCGAGGTAGGAATGGTTTTGCCTATACTAACAAAACCACCATTTGGATTTAATAAGAGAGGATATTCTAGGGCGAGATCAGCTTGATCGGTAGATTGTAGCCAAAACCCACTCGAAGCATTTCCACCAATATCTAATATGGCGTTAGAGCTATCTTTTAGTCGTACTACATGTCCAGCAGATTGTGTTGTACCAGATGTGACTGGAAATCCTATTCCGGTACCGAATGCAGTAAGTCTAGCAACTATAGGTGCTGCTCCAGCATTCATACCCACTCTACCCAAATCATCTATTACTACTGCAGAGGAAGCTGATATAGTATTAAAAGAAAATCCTGCTGACTCGTGGCCAACTATATTTGGTGCAGATGCATGTTGTGAAAATTTCAATACACCTTGTGCTGCATTGCCAAAGGTTGCTATACGAACCGCTGTACCATGAACTGTTAGAGTATCAAATTGTCCTATATTATTTCCTATAACAACTCTATTGTTGGTATTATCTGCTCTAAAAAGAGCATCTGTATCACTTGATTGGCCAACGCTAAATGTATTTGTTTCGCGATTCCAATATAAATCATTATCCCCAGCTAAATTACGACCAACACCAGTATAGAAGGCTAAATAGCCATCGCCTGTAGCTGCTGTATTTGGAATTACCGCGTAGCCATCTAAATCTTTTAATACAGTTTGTATGGCGGTCGAATTTTGAATATAGTGTTCGTCTACTGTAATTGCTAATCCTTCATCTACACCCCCGCCGCCGGCTGGAAATGAAGCACCTTCTTCGGAATCTAATGTCATTAACACGTTATCATTTTCATCTACAAATTGTAATGTGCCAGTAACTGAATCAACCCCTATTCTAAATTCTTTATTAGAATTATGACCCGCATCTGAATCTTTTGCTACTATATTAATGGTGCCCGGCCCCACGAAAACACTGTGCCATCTAGAATCTGGGGTGCCTAGGTTATGAACGTTATCTGTTGCCGGAACTAAATAGCCATCTATTGAATATCCGTCTCCACTTTCTAATACTGGATTTATAAGAATATTATGATCTGGAGTACCAACATAAAGAGTACCAGTATCAACGGACAGACCAAACTCACCCGAATCTAGATCCGGTAGATTAATAAAGTTTCCTCTACGAATTTTTATTTTATCAGCCATTGTTCATCCTTACATATAATTAAAATACTTCATTTCATCTTCCGCTATACTATAAAAAGTATTTAATTTGTCCTTATCCCAATCTTTCCACTTTATTTTATTGTCGGTTTTTTCTGAATTTAAAATGTCGATAATAGAATCTAAATATAAATTATCAGGTTCAAGCCCAATAAAATTCATTATATCATAGAAGCATAGTTTTGGGTCTATAATTAAATCTTCGAATTTAATTAACTTACAATTAAAATTTTCCATAAGTAATTTTGTATGATTTGCTCTTTTAGCCCAACCCTCACACATATCTATAAACGGTCTGTCGCCCTCTACTGATTTTGGCTTTCTCTGTCCTCTAAAATCCATCCAAGACTCTACTTGATCCCTACCATCCCTAATAATACTTACAAACTTCCAGTCACCATTCAATTTCGATAAATTTGGCAAAGTAAACAGCGAGGGAATCTCATTTTCTAATCTAGTCCAATAAATAATATTAGAAAAATCATCTTTAAGATTATAATATATTTGAGAAATGTCCGCACCATCTCTTCTGTATATCACTGGACAAACATCTTTTGGTTGTGTAGCCGCTATGAAATTTCCCCTAAATGTTCTCTCAAAGCCCCTTTCTTTATTAGATTTATCTTTTTTAGAGGCACCTAGCATATTAAGAAATGTTTTAGAACCAGTTCTATATGACATAAATATCATAACTTGTTTCATTATGCTATCCTTCTCATGTTAAATGTTGTCCCGTTATCTACTATCAATGTAGTTGCTGCTGAACTATTCACCAGAAGCTCTAAGTAATCTCCAGCAGAAAGAGAATAATAAAAATTAATACTTCTCTCTACTGGATCTACAGAAGAATGTACGAATGGTTGTGCTACCCAAATAGTAGTAGAACCATTTAATCTAACGGCAAAATTATCCAAAATGCCTGTGGCACTCTGCGTCATCAATACTACTGCTTCTATAGCATATACTCCGGTTCTTTCAACGGTAAACCTTCCATCTGCTGGAGTGAACACAACCATATTAGATGCTGTATTGTGTTGCCAATTAGTATTTTCAACATAAGCCGCATGACTTCCAGAAGCAAATGGATTATATTCTGAGGCGTTAGCTGTTGAATCTGTGAGATTAGTAACACTTGCATAAGCCACAAAGCCTGGCAAATCAACTTCATTATTTGATTTGATGGTTATGGCTGCATCATTGCTTCCATTAGTTCCAAAATGAATATTATCGCCAGCGCCGCCTCTTATAAATAATTGAGACGTTGCTGGTGATATTATTTCAAGAGCTACGCCATTACTGCCATCACGTACTGAAAACATGGATTCACCAGCAGCATCAGCAAATATCTGTAATCTAGATGGGCCTACTCCTCCAGCTGGGCCTGGCGTACCATTAACACCGACATACCCATCAGTGGCAGTAATTTGAACTCTATTTGTACTACTTGTTCCCAAAAATAATGGTGTATTATCAAAATTCACCAAATACATACCAGGATCTGCTAATCCACTACCAGAACTAATACCACGCCATCCTACGAAACCACGACGCGCAGTTGTAGTGGTATAAAATTCTATACCAGAAGTAAAGTCATTGGATCCACTAATTCTAATTTGTGTGGCGGCTTCAGCCGGCGTATCACCTAAAGTCTGGACATAACCATCGCTATTTATACTAAGTCTTCCAATATTATTAATGTTAATATCTAACGCATTTGTTGCTCTATCGTAAGTTATATCATCATTCGTATCAAATACTAAACCTGGTACTCCAGCACCACCAGCGTCAAAATCTAGTTTAAAAGTAGCATCGCCTAATCGTATTTCATCCGCCGTAGGTACTGCAGAAAATCCAACAACAAGACCGCCTTCAGCTATAATACTTGTACTAAAATAACCATTACGCCATCTTAAGCTACCTAAAGAACCTAAATCGTAAGTATCATCTGCGCCGGGTCGTAAAGTACGAGTTACGCTGGCAGCTGTACTAGAAATAGAAAAAGCGGTAGCACCGCCTAAATCAAAAAATATACTATCGCTGCTACGAACATAACGAATTCTATCGTTGCCGGAATCAAACACTATTCCCGGAACTCCCTCGCCGCCGGCTTGAAAGTCAAATTTAAAATCTGAATCACCAACTTGGACTTCACTTACGCCGCCAGTAACACTTAAAATGCTATTTACCCTATCATAGAATAAATCATTATCGCCGGCGAGAGCACCCGCACTGGTATAAAAAGCAATATAACCATCTGCCCCATCAACAGAAGTAGTAATTATCCCCTCTGCACCTAAACCATCCTTATAGTATAGTTTATCATCTGTTTTAACGTATATTTTACCATAGCCATCTTGGGCTACTGGAACTTCACTAGTGGCCAATTCCTGTAATGCTATAGAACCATTTACTGTAAGTCGTTCGATTGGATTTTGAGTTCCAATTCCTACATTCATATTGGAACTTATAGTAGCGGCCTTAGTATCATTTATAATGAAATGAATAGGCGATGCATTAACATTTCCTATTATAAATTTGGTTACCGCATCACCAGCATTGAAAGTTACCATTTCAGCGGCACCATTCATTGCTTCGCCACCACGGGTATATGCACTATGGGTGGTGTTATTCATACCCAATATTACGCCGCCGCCGTTTGCTCTTGCCTGTAAAACACCGCGAGCATTGACTCCAGCTATACTGGCATAAGCTGTAGAAACCACTGCTTCATCAAGGGCGGTATTAACTTCAAACTTGCCATTAATAGGGGTTCCGCCAACACCGACTGAACCGGCAGTAGTCATTACCATAAAGGTGCCGGTATCCACTCCGGAAGCTGTATTAGCGGCCGTACCTATTTTTAAAGCATCAGAATCTGAATTATCGATGCCCATAGAATAACCACGAGAGGCTCCTAGGCCGAATCTTATAAAAGCATCACCAGTGCTATCGTTTGAAATATCAACACCAGATACAACTGTACTAGATGTAGATTGAGTTACATCTACTTGAGTGCTACCTACTGTTGTTATACCTATACCAACATTACCCTCTATAAGCAGGCCGTTTGTAGGTGCTGTATTAGTACCAGCATATGTGGCACCTATTACCGCTGCACCTTCTACATCTAATCTGTTTTGGGGTGTAGCTGTACTAAGGCCAACAAGCCCAGTATTGGTAATTCTTATTCTATCTGTTCCGCCTACTTGAACAGAAAGCCTAGAGGCAGTTCCTCTCGCATCTAACACAGAGACACCGCTATTATCAACATACATAGCCATGCCATCTGTGTCGGTGGTAGAAAATGTATCGTTGCCTATTACTAATCCATATACATTATGATCATCGTGAGTAATTTTGACTACCATACCACTAGACATAGCATTATCTTCAACCTCAAGCCTAGCCACTGGAATAGCAGTTGAAATACCAACTCGTCCGTTGGCAAGATCGGCAACTAGAGTATCAAGGCCGCCCGATGAGCCACCGGGGCCGAATTTAACTAGGAAGCCATCATAGTCAAAAGACATATAGTTTTTGAAAGTAGTTCCATCACTTCCAAATACCCAATGTTCTGTTCCATCAGCTCGTGGTGAGAAGGTTAATGATGTATTAGTAGGACTTGCAGATCCAGACTGTTTCATTGCTAGAGCAGTTCCATTAATACCCACAGGGGTATCTAGGACAAGGGCTGCAGTACCAGAAGGCCCTGTTACATGAAGTTTGCCAGTTGGTACATCTATCCCTACGCCTAAACTACCACTTTCTCTATTATAAAACAAATCATTATCGCCGGCGATTTGTCTTCCACCATCGATAAAGAAAGCTATATATCCATCTCCGATGGCAGCAGTATTTGGAACTGAAGCATAGCCATCTGTTGCCTGACGAATTACTTGAAAAGTTTCTGTTAAGTCTTTATTTATTATAGAGCCCGCAACAGTAAAATCTCCGCTTACAGTAGAATTTCCACTTGCGCCGATACGAAGTTTTTCTGTTAAGACCCCACCAGAAGCCGTTAGGAAAAGTAAATCACCCGAATCATCCGAGCCGACCCGAGAAGTACCTAATTCCGCTACTACATTCGATATGCCATCTGAATCACGATGGGAGAGTTGAATACGAATTCCAAAACCATCAGTCATTACCCCGGATGTTCTATGCTCTACCAAAATACCGCGTCTATTATTAGTATTAGCACCTGAAGCTATAAAAGAATGGCCACCGACACCAGTATCACCAATAAATGTAGCTATACCCCTAACATCTAAGGTCGAATTGGGTAAGTCTGTACCAATACCCAATCTGCCATTTTCTCTATCCCAAAATAAATCATTGTCGCCGGCCAGGTTACGGCCAACACCAGTATAAAATGCTAAATAGCCATCGCCAGTTGCATTGGTATTTGGAACAGAAGCATAGCCATCTAAAGACTGGAGAATGGATTGATTTATTTGACTTTGCTGAATATAGTGTTCGTCTTCTGTTGCACTTCCACCGTAGGCATCAAGTGCCTTAATAATATCTTGATTAATTTGACCTTGCTGATTATAATGTTCGGTTACCGTATTTGTTAGTCCTGGATCAGCTTCAACAGAGCCGCCCGCCGGGAAAGTAACACCGGTATCTGGATCTAATACCATCAACAAATCATTATCGCCTGCTACAATTTGTAAGGTACCAGATGCAGAATCAATTCCTATTCTATATTCTGTGTTTGTCGAAAATCCAGCATCAGAGTCTTTTGCTACTATGTTAATAGTTCCTGGGCCTACATACACGCTTGCCCATCGATTATCTGGCGTTCCAAGATTATGAACGTTGTCTACGGCAGGAATAAGATAGCCGTCTATAGAGTAACCATCACCGTGTTCTAATACCGGGTTAATAAGTATATTTGTTGCTTCTTCAGTACCAATATATAAAGTACCAGTATCTGTGGCAAGACCAAATTCAGCCTCGTCTAGATTAGGTAAATCAACAAAGTCGCCTCTACGGATTTTTATCTTATCTGCCATTTATTAACTCTCTTCATTTAATAGTTTGTCTTTCTTTTCTTGTCTTTCTTTGCCTTTGACGTTATGATGATCTAAAAGGTCTTCGGTATACTTTTCTGCTTCTTCGGGGGATTCGTGTCTCTTCTTAAAATCAATTTGGGCCTTAAAGGCCTCTTCTTCGGTTGGTTTGTCTAAATATTCAGACACTTCTTTGTGACCGTGGGTTTGCCCAGTCGTTTGTTGTAGATAATGAGTCAGTTCATGAACCAAATAATGAGTAGGATCCTTAACATCACTATCGTCATCCAACATCGACTCGTTTATATATATTTTTTTATTTTTTGTCTTTGCGGAAACGTCCAGTGGCGCGAAAGACACCTCTACCCTATCTATGTCTTCAAGAGGTACTTCGTATTCTTTAAACATTTTTATGACAATAGGATCTAGTTTGGCTCTTTCCTTCATAATCTGAATTAACTTGGCTTCTGGCTTGTGCCTTTTACTCAGTTTTATCAGGGGTATCAACTGACGAATTGACAGTTTTTTCATCTGCCTTGTCTCCTACTATCTTAGCTTTTTTCATCATCTCGTTTAAATGCGAGGCTTGTTTTAATACTGATATTCTTAATCCAGCATTTTTGATAGCATTCTCTAGGCCTAATATTTCCATCTGTAATTCATCTTCAGTTTCTGGCTGTAAATAGCCAATATACTCTACGGTAAGTTTTTCTAATTTTCTCATAACACTTTCTCCTTTATGCTTGACAGTTCCCCTCGGTCGCCATATAGAGATCTCTAAAGCGACAATCGAGAAACACTTTATTAATAGGGTATTACTTACTTAACATATCTATTATAGCGTATCCTAAAGCTAGTAGCCCAGGTATTATCTTTAATATTGTAATTATTTTGTCTCTTCCGAACTCTTTTTCTTTATCCGCTTTTTCCTTTTCAACTTCTTTGTCGTCGCTCATTTTCTCTAGTATAACTTTAACTTCGACAAATTTCTTTTCTATTTCGTCCTTTAAATTACTATAACGCTCATCTATATCCTTTAGTTCTTTTTCAACTAGGGCCATTCTAGTAACTATCGATTTGTTTCCATTGTCGTCTCTGACAACTTTAATAATCCCCTGCATATTTTCATGTAAAGCTTGCAACTTGGCCTCTAGAGTGGCTAAGGCAGTAGAATTATCTCTCAACTCACTCATCAGGCTCTGAACAAGTGTAGTTGTAGATTGAATGCTCTGCGTTAGGCCTTCAACGATTATAATACTATCGCTTTTCTCCGAATAAGGCATTAATCTCTCCAGCGAGTGTTGCTATATCCCGACATTTTTTGGAATGCTTTTTGAATTCTTTTGGGACTTCTTCTTGAAGTTGATTTAATCTATCCAAACTTTCTTTTAGTTCAGCTAGGAGCTTTTCAATTTCTTCTTTTGTTCCTAGATTTATTTCAAGTGCCGCTTTAGCCATTTTTATAAGCCTCCCAGCATTAACCCTGAACAGCCACTAGCTGCCAAGCGCCCGTTGCACCGATATGTAGTTCTGAAACAAGACCAACACCAAAGTTATAAAATCCTGATGGTATCGTAAGATAATTAGTCCCACCATCAAAGCTTATTTGAAATGTCACGCCTGATTCAACATTTATATTTAAATAGTTAATTGGTTTTGGAAAAGTTACAATATCATTTCCAGTCCCACTTCTATGATAATTGGAAGCCATGTTTTACTCCTTATAATACTTGTCTTTCGCGCAAATGTCTTAGACGTAGATACGCAGGACTTATTGATGTAACTCTGAAAGTTCCGAGTCCCAACGGAGTTGGTTTGATATTGGCTTTAATAATCTTTAATTTTTCTTTATAGTCAGCTAACTGTGCGCTAAATTGATTATTTAATAATTCTGAAAGTGCAGGTGGCTGATAAGTAACGCCGTTATCAGTAATTGTAAACTCTCTTCCTCGTTCAATTAAGGCTTGAGCAGCAAGAGCTAATAACACAGCACCCTGAATAATAATATCTGCAAACAAACCACAAATTACTTCGTCAGCAAAGCTAAAGTTTGTAAAGTGCGGATAAGAATTAAATTCTGATAAACTATTTATTAAAAAGCAAATTAATTCGCTATCACTAAATACAGGGCAAGGCTCTTCTATATAACCGCCTGCACCATCAGGGGTTCTTTTCATTCCATCGCTTTTAAGTCTCTTCTTGATAATCGTGAGTAATTTATTTATACAAAGAACTTCTTCTTTTGTAAATTCGTATGGCCACGGATCACCTGGAGTAAAATCAGGTTCAGTAGCAGCAGTCATTGCGCCAGCTGAAATTACTTGAAATTCAAAAGTAGTAGATACGGTTTCGCCGCCAATATCAGCAACCCAACGGTCATTCCAATAACCGTCCGGACTATTAAGAGGGATTGTGTATTGTAATTTATATAAACCAGGATCATCTATTAATGATATGCCTAGACTATTTAAAGATTGTCGAACTACTCCATTAGAGTCGATGATTTCGACCTTGGGTGTTTCATCTGCATTTACTGGGTTTCCGGCAGCATCGACAAATCTTACAAATATATCAACTACTCTACCACGTATTCCAAGACGGTTTGCCAATTGTTAGCCCTCCATTAAGAAGTTGGCTTACTCTTTTTCACCTTCTTTGGCTTTGCTTCTTTTTTTGGAACTTCTTTTAGTTCCATTACTATCGCACCCTTTTCTGTCTTTGTTGCAACCTTGGCATCAATGTCAGGTGCTGCCATCTCTATCTTTGCCTCTGCCTCATCACCCTTCTGTACTTTAGCAATCTCTTTTATATCACGAGATTGCTGGTCCTGCCCAACTAATATAGTCTCACCAGCTTTAGTTATTTTGGGTAAAGTTGCCTTTACCTCTTCTACTACTTCAGGTGCTCCAGCGGGGGCCTTGGTAACTACATATGGCTGTAAATGATTAGTGGTTGTATTAGCCAGGTTACCAACAGGATTATTCATCCCCTTTTGTTGGGTATCCATAATAACAGCTGATTGAGTACTTACACTATTTCCGGCCTTTGGGGCCGTTTCAGTATCAGTGACCTCAACTGGTAACTCATCTTGCTTTGCTTTGACAACAACCAAATTCTTTTTATCCGCCTCGGATTCTAATTCACCTAAACCATAATCAGCGAATTCAAACCCCTTACCTTCAACGGCTTCGGTTTCAGTATGCTCTACAATTATAGAGGATTTTGTTTTTCTGGCCATCACGGGCTGCTTACTTTCTTTAATCTTATCTATAACAGTTGAGCGTTTTTTATTATCAGTCTTAACAACCTTAAGGGCGCCGCTAATAATTCTCTTTTGTAAAGACCCAATGCTCATAGATCTCTTTACTTGCTCCTCAGTAAGATAGGGATTGGATGCATAAACATTAGCTGTTTGATTAGCTAAAACCTTTACACCCAAATCACTCAAACTTACGTCGGCCTTAGTGGTATTTAATAACCACAATTCTTTATCCTTCATGTCTTACTCCTTTGTTATTCCTGTGCGTCTTCGAGAACCTTAACATTCACTGCCTGTGGGCCGTGATGATTTTGTCCCAATTCATAGGAAACAACCTGATTGGGCTTTAACGTCTTAAAGCCCTCCATCTGTAAGTTGCTCCAATGAACAAATAAATCGCCTGAACCATCATCTTTAGCTACGAAGCCGATACCTTTTTTAGCATCAAACCACACGACTTTCGCCGTTAATACTTTATCTGTCATCTTATTTCTCCTTGAAATCTTTATTAAATTAGCCTATAAAAAGGCTCTATGCGCAGACTAATACGCATACTTATATCAAAATTATTAGTAGAATTAACGGTTTAAATTAGGGATTGGCAGGACTTAACAGCCCTTCTTCTTCGGCCGAAAGCTCTAAAAGTATAGATATGGCGCCTTTTGTGCGCATAATTTGCTCTTCCTCAGACACCACCTTCTTCTTTAATTCTTCAAGAGCATCTTGCTGTGTTTTCAAGATACCCTGTAAAACCTTCAATTTTTCTACATATTTAGCCGTAGCAGCCTTTAAAGTCTTGTCTGCTATCTTCTTATTAATAACCTCTGCAACTTCCTGTTCTGTAAGCATTTTATTACTCCTTTATTATATCACTTAATTAATTCTTCTTGGCCAAAGGATGTTTATCTAGAAAGCCCATTAAATCCTCTGGTGTTGTTAGGTCTCTGTCCAAATGTTCAGAGCCGAAAAATTTAGCAGCCTGAAGACTTGTTAGCATTAACTCACTACAAAAATAAGCTGCCTTATTCTTAAAGGGATTTCCAATTTTTCGTTTAAAAGCTTTATTTAATAATACCCAAGCAAAACCAACAAGCGCCAAAAAATCATAAGGGCGGTCTACTTGTTGAACGGCATAAAATATAAAAGCCTTCTCTTGAGCATCAGTCATAATTAGATCATATTCAGCTACTATAGTAAATTTTCTATTAAAATCAACATATTTATCAAATTCTACGCCATGTTCATTTGCGTGTAAAACTAAATCATGTCCTTCGATGTTGTGCTTTAAATAAGTATGGCTAACTTCAGATCTTGTTAATTTTCTTATAATCTTACTAATGACCGAATTGGATGTAGAAAAACCAATTTTCATTAGAGCCTCCAACTTTTATGTTATAAATATTCTTCTTGCTACAGCAGCCACAGGCGGAATAGCTAAAGTTTGCGCAACCCATTCTTCAGTATCTGCCATAGCCATTACTCCGGGATTTTCTGAAGAAGCATTTAATGCTCTTCTAGCTACAGCACACAAACAAGAAGAAGTCGAGTTAGCACTTTGAATTTGGGCTACTTGTAGATAATCAGCGGATTCATAAGTAGCTGTATCATCATCGTCATCCGCGGCAAAAAATTCTAACCACAAATAATCTTTAGCAACTCCAGGATTACAATCTGGCGGATTGGGGCTATCATCAGAGCCCGTTGCAGCAGTTCCTAGTGTAATATCGGTTGAAACATCGGAAATTCCATGACCAGAAATGCGAACTGAAACTACAGCAGTATCCTGATTATCAGCATTATCAGACAGAGCACAAGCATCACTACCAGCAGCAATTTTAGCAAAAACGGCTGCCTGGACTGCTGTTCCATTTGCACTATTAACTATTCTAGTCCAACCATTGCCGCCGGTTTCAGTAATATCGGCAGAGGTATCATGGGCCACAAATACTAAAAGTAAATCACCAGCGACTATACCTGACGGCATATTAACTGTAACAGCATTACCACTTGTATCGGCTGTGGTATTTGAAGATTCTACGACTGGAAATGCCATGCTTAATCCTCAGTATAAAACAGAGTTAAGTGTAGTTGAGCCGTATTAGCTGATGCTGTTGTCTCTACCCAAATAAAACTATCAGCAACAATAGTCGCGTCATTAAATGAGGTTACATCACTTCCTGTAGTTATACTGGTTGTTGTTGTTCCACCGGTAACAATTTCGGCGCCAGATGCATTCCTATCAGTCCCGTGTCTAACTGTCCAAGTTACTGACGGTGAAACAGCAGATTGAACTAACACTGCTCTAATTTCTGTTACAGTAACTGCCCTATTTACGAAAAACCAAGAAACATCCTCAGCAGCAGTTGGGCTTTCAATAGTAATGGATTTTTCTCGTTTATTGGCAGAAGAATATCCGTCTAGTGTAGAATATGGAATCATATCTTTAATAACACTATTTTCTTTCATTCTGAATCGGCCGGCGGCTCTCGAATACCATATCTCGCCGTCGCCAGGAGAACCAACATCTTCGGTTCCAAGCTCTCTTAAGTGCAATTTATAAAATTCGTTAGTGCCATTTGTAAGGCCAACGCCATAAACCCTACTAGTCAATTTCGTTTCAGTATCAGTATCTGAAACATTTCCAGTAATTGCCCCAATTCTAGAAACTCTATCTAAGAATATATTTTGAACATTTCCAACTACAATCGTACCAACTACAGTAGAATTTTCTATAGTTAAAGAAGCTTGTCCGCCATCTATTCTAATATCAGCATTATTAAATCCATAGGTAGTGGTATTTTTAAGAAATACATTTCCGCCACCTATTCTGATAGTATCTACATCAAAAATTCCATCATTATCATCGGCCGACAATTCACAATTTATTAATTCTAGTTGTCCACCATATACTAGGGCTCCCATCATTCTTCCGCCGGTTGGACCTTGAGTTATTGCTGAAAAAGTACAATCTTCACAGGTAATTCCATAATTTGAGCTTGGCATTCTCAATATAGCAGTAGAATTATTAAACCCATCATATGTGAGACTAAATTTCATATTCTTAAATACAGTAGTTCCTGCACCAGCATCAGGGGCTGTTATTATATAACCATCTGTAGAAAAACTCCAATTTACATCAACATAAGCAGCAGCATTATTACTTGACCCAATTATTTCAAGTGATATTCCAGCACGCAAAGTAAGTTGTTCGTTATAAGAGCCTGGGCTAACTATAATCATATAACCATCAGAAGCGTGAGTAATGGCATCCTGAATAGTAGTAAAGTCGGCTTGTGGGTGAGTAGCATCAACAGTAAATACTCTATTTGACGGAAATGCTATTGGTGCTCGTTGCCACGAACCAACTCCATTAGCATCCGAAGTCAATATATATCCATCGCCCGGATCACCAGTTACTTGTATAGAATAGGCAACTAGTCTATTATTAGTTGTATCGAATGATAAATTAGTATCTGATGTTAAAGTATTAGTTCCTGAAAAATAGGCAAGTTGGGTGGCAGTACCTTGAGCAGAAGCATAGCCATCTAACGAAGCAAGAATAGTATCATTAATCTGTTCTTGGGCATTTTTATTTTCCTGGAAAGTGATTTCTGAAACGCCCGAACCACCACCATAACCATCTAATGCTTGTAATATAGATTGATTTATTTGATTTTGAGCATTCTTATTTTCCTGGAAGGTATCTTCAGATACACCAGAACTTGCTGCAGTAGTATAACCATCTAAAGCAACTAATATATGATGATTGATTTCTTCTTGAGCTGTTTTATTTTCTTGAAATGTTTGGTCATCCACATAACTATCTAATGTTAAACTAAATGTATTTTCAACAATTATAACAGAGGTCGCGGCGTTGGTATCAGAAATTGCCAACATACCATCGTCATTTATATATAGTCCAGAAGAGCCACCAGGAATTGGATTTGAAGATGATGGCGCAAATACTACAGCACCAACATTTAAAGTGCCTACATATCCATCATCTACATTAACTACATTTCCATTAAAACCCGACATCTTATCTCCAAGCCTCAACTCTAACTGAAATAGAAGATGTCGGCGAAGAAGCATTGCGTCTCAACCATATTTTGCATCTTAATCTATTGTCATAAGCTATTGATTCACTAACAGTCCTGCCCTTCATATCTCCGTGTAAATTAATACCATCGAAGGAATATTCAATAATATCTCCAGATACTGAGCCTTCTAATGATAATAATATGTGTTCTGCAATAAAAGTCCAAGATATTTCCATATCATTAAAATTGTCAGTAGCAACACTAACCCTATTAAAAGCATCTACGAGGCCAGGATTTGCAGTAGCAAATGATAATTGGGCTGGCCTAGTAGCATCGTTTAAATATCCTATAAACTCTGCCTTGTCTAAATCATTTTGTTCCTGAGAATAGAATTGAATTATGGTATCTGGCACTGAACCAGTATATATAACACAATTAAATATCTCAGATTCATCTACAAAGTAAATTTGATATCCATCATCTAGAGTATCGTATTGTAAGTCGCCGCCTCTGACAGATAATTCTTCTTTAAAATCTGACCATCTGCGCTCGCGAATATTAAAACTAGAACCAAAATTTACCATAATTTATTCCTCATAAAAGTCGAAAGATAAGTAATAGGTTCTACTAGATGAGCTATCAGGGGCTACCATTCCTGTTATTCTAAAACCCTCTGTAATTACAATCGGAGCACCGTATGTTCTAAATGATTGCCCACTTGAAGGTGCTCTTACAGTATCGCTAATTTGTATATCTGCTGAATTAGCTGTACTTAAGTCTATCGCTCTTAAAAATCCACTAGTAGTATCTGCTCCCTTTATTCCCACTAACATACCAGTAATAAAACATGTTCTCCCAGCGGCAACATAGTGATGAGCGGAATAGGTTTTATTAGAGCCTACAGCAATAGTCCAAATTGTACCTCCAGCACCACCAGTTGAAGCATAAAGAGTTATAATCCCAGCATTTTGACCACCACTACCTACAGTCAAAACTTCTATTTTTTCAATATAACAAATATCACTTACTGAAGTATTTACAGCAGAAGTTCCATTTAAAGTGACATCAGTAGTGTTTGGCCCTACGAAAGCACTAGTATAATAAGTAATGCGAATAGTTCTAGCACCAGTTCCCGCCGAGGTATCACTGGCGCTAGAAGAAGCAACAGAACGCTGAGCATCTGACGATTGTTCCGTATAAGTAGTTTCTCTAACAGAAGTAATGGTGGTAGAAGAATAAACTATGCGTCCGTCAGAAAATCCATTAATGTTCGCAGAAGCATTAGTAGATGATACAATTAAACGACCAGTAGATGTTACTGAAATATCTCTATATATCCCATCGGTGTCTTTTCCAGTAATTACCCCTTTAACTAATTCAGCATCTGAGTTGTCGTCTATTTGTTCATTAATTTTATGAGAAGATGGTTTTATACTGGTATAATGGTAAATTACCTGTAGTCTAAATGCTGTTTGATTTTGAGTATCATTGGTATAAACTACTCTAAAGTATCTAGCCTCAGGACCAAAAGTAAAAAATTTGCCATTATTAGCGGGAATGTCAAAAGTATCATTATCATCCCAGTTAGAATTATCTGTCGACCATTCTATTTTTAATCCGCCTGTTGCTGATGCTACATCTGAAAAGACAAAAATTGATATAGTAGCGTAGTCTTTAACATCTTCGCCTACCCCAGTAAATACTTCATAAGCATCCAGTAAATCAGTGGTAGAATTTACAGCAGACACTATACTGGAAGTACTAATATCGGTCAATAAACGGCCACTATGGTTTATATTTATTAAATTTCCATACCCATCGGCAACTATTACTGGATTAACTACTATTACACCAGACATTAGGTTAAACTCCTTGATACATTGGCCATAAAAACACCAGAATAAGTATAATTTTCTGTAATCCTCTCCACTTCATCTCCATTACTATTATATTGAATAGTAATTAATTGAGCCACCTGAGCGCCTACATAAGTAAATTGCTCTTCTCTAATTTTTTTAATTTTATCTGAATTGGTCCAAATTGTTATGTTAGTAATAAAGGCACCAGAATAAGTACATTCCTCGAAAGAATCTTCAGCAATATTATGAACAAGCTGGTCTAATTGGCGGTGCTCGGAGTCATCCAAAGAATTATTTTTTTGCCAAGTTGCGTTGCCGCTAGAATCAGAAGTTAAAATATATCCATCATTAGGCTCAGTTGTTAATTTTAAAGCAGAAACTTGTAGTTGGTTATTAACACGATCAAAATATAAATCGTTATCGCCAGCTATACTTGTTTGGCTAGTGAAAAATGCTATGTATCCATCAGCTGATGAACCACTGATATCTGCATAACCATCTTCTAAATCTTTACGAATAGTATTAATAGCCGCACCAATTGCATCATAGTTATCTTGGGCTGAGATTTTTGTTTCATAGCCATCTAGGTCTTTAAGAATACTTTGATTAATTTGTTGTTGCTGATTATTGTTTTCTGTGATCGTGTTTGTTAGACCAGCAAACTCAACATCGGTAGAATAACCATCAATTACCGAAACTATGTCTTGGATTGCTTGACTGAATTGTCCATAGTGTTCTGTTACAGTAGAGTTTTGGGCATATCCATCGAGAGCCGCCAACACTTGGTGATTAATTTCTTCTTGAGTGCTCTTATTTTCTTCGAATGTAGGATTAACTACATAACCATCAAGACTATCTCGTAAGTCTTGTAACTGTTGAGAGCTATCTACCCAACGTTGATCTTCAATTGAACGAATAGCATATCCATCCAATGATTGTAATATAGATTGATTAATTTGTTCCTGGGCATTCTTATTTTCAGTAACAGTACTATTTTGTGCATAACCATCTATAGAACTTAGTATTTGTCTATTTATTTCTTCTTGAGCGTTTTTGTTTTCTTGGAAAGTGGTTTCGGAAACCCCAGCTGAAACAGCACCAGTTGGCTGCCAAGTAGCATTACCATCACCGTCCGAAGTTAAAACATATCCAGGAACAGCATTGGTAGTAACTTGTAATTCATCAGTTCTTGTCTTACCTATTACCTCTAATTTAGTTTCAGGATTGTAAGTTCCAACACCAAGTCTATTGGCGAAATAACCATCTCCATTGGACATTGCAGAAAAAGAAACGGCACCAGTGGAGTTTTTTAAATTTAACCCGCTGGTGCCGTCGTCTGTTGTAACCTGTATGGTAGCGCTATACCCGTCGATACTTAATTCATTATCTTCGTCTCTGGCCCAGCCCTCACGAACTGCATTTTCTAAGTCTGCTTGGCCAATAGGCATAGCTTACCTCTTAAGTTATATTTTCATAAGAACTAGAGTTCTTTCACGTGCAGTAGCAGTACCAGCTGAAGTCTTCCATTTAACCTCAACTACTTGACCTGCACCGACACTTGGTAAATAAGCCTGTAGAGAAATTACATCCATATTATTGGCTGAAGAACCACCTCTTCTAGTCTCTCTTTCAGTGTGTTGAATGACAGAGCCATCAACATACACAGCAAAAAAGATTGATGCATTATTGTTATTGTTTTCGGCTGAAGTACCAAACATTAACACATAATTACCAGCACCCGGAGTTAATGACATGCTGTCTAATGCAACATATGAAGTTGAGGCTGTAGTTGCGCTACTAGTTGCCGAAGCTTGATTTGCTGAAACCGGAACAACTGGAGCCTGAATTACATCAACTACTGAACCATTTTCTTTGGCTTTAAATTTACCAGCATTGCTGTTGTACCATACGTCACCATTTTCTGGTGAGGCTGGGTCACTTGCCAACTGACGTAGATTTAATTTAAATAAATCATTTTGACCATTGGTACGCAACACACCATAATTTCTGTGTAGAGCAATGTTTTCCTGATCATTATCCTGAATGCCACTGACTGCGCCTATTCTAGAAACTCTGTCCAAGAGTATATTTTGTGCTTGGACTACGCTTAGCAACCCGACTACTGTGCAGGACTCTAAGGTTAAGATAGCGCTGCCACCACTAACTTCAATGTCAGCGTTATTATAACCATATACGGCGGTGTTGTGAAGTATTACATTGCCGGCGTGGAACTCAAAACCTTTAACGTTATTGATAAAATCCGCGTCGTCTGAAGAAACTTCGCAATCAAACATTTCTAAATAACCGCAATTAACTAACACAGTATTTAATAGGCCACCGAATGCGCCAAAAGTTTGAGAAAAGACTTTGCAACCCTTAAATACCATTCCATAACTTGGAGAATTGCATAAGATTGTAGCTGATTTGCCAGACAAACCATCATATAATAAGGCAAAACTCATATTCTCAAAAAAGACGGCACCCGCTCCTGAGGATGGTGAAGAAACTAAATAACCATCGCCAAGACGTAATTCTACAGAGGTTCCACCAACACCAGCGCCATGACCGACTACTCTAAAGCTCTTACCACTTGGGAGGGTTAGCTGTTCATTATAAACCCCAGGACTTACCTGGATTACATCGCCATCTGCGCACGCATCTATAGCGGCCTGAATGGTGGTGTAGTCAGCATTTGCATTGGTCTTGTCTACTGCAATCACCTTGCTAAAAGGTAATGTACTCATTGACACCTCTCGGTAAATTTAGATTAGCTTACCTCTGAATTACTTGAGCCTTACACTATATTCTGGGCACTGTAGCTGAATTGCACCAGATGCACTTGAGCATTTCCAGTAAAGGTATCTGCACCAGCTGCACCTCTTCGCACCAAGTTAACTACGATTAAGACATCACTTACTGAGATATCTGCCGCAGCTATTACTAAGTTTAAACCTGTGCTTTGTAGAGTATCGGCAGTACCGTTACCAGCCTGATCATAATCCACATCGGTAGTTGCGCCATTTGCGGCTTCAGTTAGAGACAATGTCTTGTATTCAAGTCTCCAGGCAACGTCACCAGTATTATTGCTTGAAGGGGACCAAATGACATTCACATTAATATCACTTGTTCCGTCCCAATCTGAAGGAACTGGCATAGTCCAACCGGCACGAGCTGTAGCACCTTCGATAAATCTTAAGGTGGGTGTACCAGCTAATGAAGCCAATTGAACGTTACCATTCAACACTGCACCATTGATATCAAACCAATCCTTACGAGTATAAACAGTATCAAAATCATTCAAACTAAAGGTTGCTAAGTAACCGTCAATTGCTTCAAGGGCAGCCTGAACAGTTTGATCTGTCATGTCAGCGCCGAAGGTTAAGTAGTTACTTGCATTAGTACCAACTGCATGCGCACCTGAAGTTGTATTTGGAGCCGAAGCATCACCAGCACCACGTAGAGCTACAGTTGCAGTATTGGGCACGTTTCTTAAATAGATATCAGCCCAACCAAATCCTGAAGTACCAAGTGTATCAGTACCGTTACCAGCCGGACGAACATTGTCGCCCGTACCATCAATTACTACGCCAGTAGCACCAGTTAGAGTTAGGATACCTGAAGTGGTTGTTTCTACAACTAAGTCAGCACCACTCACACTGATATTTGAGTTAGCACTGTATGCATCTAAACTAAATCCAGCACCAGTTACCTCAACATCAAATGATGAAGTGGCGTCCATATCAAATCCTGAATCAAGATTGATACCACCAGCAGCAGTTACCCATAAGCTTTCGGTACCAGCAATTACTACGGAACCATCAAGGGTATCTGTAGTAATAATCGCATCACCACCATCTATATCATTCTTGTATGCAGAATGGAGGGTAACAGAATCTGAATTAATGCTAGCTAAGTAACCGTCAATTGCTTCAAGAGCAGACTGCACGGAGCTAGTAGGCATGAATGATCCAAAAACATTAAAGTTGGTTGGATTGGTTCCTATAGCTTCGGCGCCAGAGGATGCATTATGAACTAGAGGGCTACCAGCATCACTCAACCCCACGGTTAAGGTGTCTGTAACGCTTCTCATATAAACGTTTGTCCAACCAAACGATGCGGTACCAAGTGAATCGGTATCATCTACAGCAGGACGTACATTAGAACCATTACCATCTAGAACAATTCCACCAGCGCCATCTAGAGTTAAAGCACCTGCGGCGGTTGTAAAGTTTGAAGCAGCACCAGCATCTAACGAAATTGCCGCAGTAGCATCAACTAATACATTGGTCCCATCTATATCTACATCACTTGCGGCGACAACATTTACATCGCCAGAAGTAGTGGTGCTTAAAGTAAGATCTGCGCCCGCAACTGTAAAGTTAGATGCAGCAGCAGCGTCTATAGTAGCGGCGCCGGACAAATCAACATCAAATGTTGAGCCATCCATATCAAAGACAGTATCTAAATCAATGCCGCCAGTTGCCGTTACTTGCAATTTCTCAGTACCTGCGATTACAACAGCACCATCTGTCGCGTCAGTTGTAATTACCGCATCACCGCCATCATCATCGTTCTTATATGCTTGATGTAGGGTAGTATTATTAGATGTATCTATGAAGCTTGCTAAGTCAATAAAGTAAGCATCAATAGCTTCCAATGCTGATTGAACAGAGTCGTCAGCCATATAATCCCCGAAGGAATATGGGAAGTTAGTGAAGTTAGTATTAATAATAGAGGCACCGGTTACATTTGGTCCCGCAGTTGGGAAACCATCGTCGCCAGTTGAACTTAAATCTAGAATAGCTGGATTTGCAGCCAAGTAAGGAAGTGGTCTGAAAGTTTGTCCTTCTGGAGTTACACTTCGGTCAATACCAATCTCCCAACGACCGTCAGCATCGTCCCAATGTAATTCTACATATCCATCTGATCCAACTTCGGCTTCAATACCGGTTGTGCCAGAGAATGAAGGTGCAGCACCAACATTTAAACGCACCATACGGTCTTCAACATAGAGGTCTTCAGTATTTACGAAAGTAGTGTTACCATTAACGGTGAAATCACCATCAACCACCAAATCGTCTAGTACTCTAACTAATATTGGAGTAGCTATACTACCAAGTCTCATTTCCTTGGATACAGTTTCTGCTCTGAGATATTCGACACCAGAGGCTTCTTGAACTACGAAATCTCCACCGGTATTTGGAACGATAACTATTACATCACCAGTAGATGTAGTAGATAAGGTAAGATTGCCGTTTGTTGCATTTAAGCTGGAATCAGTGTCAGCATCTAAACTAAAGCTGCCAGTGGTATTTACGTCAAAACCACCGCTAGCTGTAACTCTCAATTGTTCTGTACCAGCAATTATTACATCACCATCAGTTGCATCGGTTGTAATAGTTGCATCACCACCATCCAAATCATTCTTATATACTGAGTGTAGGGTGTTGCTTGCATTAGCTAATGCAGGAACCTGAGAAGCAAGAGCAATTCTTTCCCATTGCATCAAGCCATCGAAATTTACATAGAAGTAACCATCACTATAGCTGGTACCAAAAGAACCTTTATTAGCCGTGTAGGCACCATCAGGATTTGCGTCAAACAAATAAATGCCCGCAGAACCTGTTTGATCCTGGAGGGTAATAAATTCGTTATTGGTTAGAACATCTGCCTGTACCAATATGTGGCCACCATGAACCTCCGCCTGCCCGGCAATCGATAAATAGCCGTCGGAGTCAGCAACCGCGATTGCGACATTATCTGAATCTAAAATTCTAAATTCAGTTCCGCCCCCAGCATCACCAAGGACAACCTCAAGGTTTTGTGCCTTAACATTATAGTCATTACTATCAACGTCACGGTTAAAGCCTTGCTGAACCGCATTTTCCAAATTAAATGCCATGTACTAATCCTCCGATTAAGTGACTCCTCTTCCCATATATTCCATTCTAATCAAATGGACTCTAACAGTCGAATCATATGTATCTGTAACTATATATTCTCGTTCTATATTTATTATTAGTATATCGTTCGGACTTATATCTGCCGCTGATATTAATAAATTATCACCAGTATTTGTTAGCCTATTAGCTATTCCTGGCGCTGCTTGCAAATAACTTACGGTAGTGAATGGATTATCTATATTTTCCGCATCACTATCAATAAGTCTATATCTAAGTCTCCAGGCAACATCACCTGTATTAGTATTATCTGGGGACCAAAAAGTTCTAATAACTATATCAGTTCCAATAACATAATCTTTAGGAATTGATGCCGAGTATCGAATTCTGGCTACTCCCGAAACAGCTTCCGGAAGTTCTAATACAGGATTATTAGATACCTGCCCAGAATTAACTTGCCCATTTCTTGAGCCGCCTTCGATATCAAAATCTAAGTATTTTTGAATGTTTGAGGCGACTGATGTACCTATAGACGATACATAAGCATCTAGCGCTTCAATAGCACTTTGAACAGATGGGCCTACAGCTATATTAGTGCTGGTATCATCAAAGGCTACTTCATAGCCATCTGTAATACCATTTACTTCTGATCTTTCATCAATGATTTCAACTATATTACCAGAATCTATAATAACTTTAGCTATTCTAGTTGAAATGGGTGGAAAACCAACATTATTCTCTAAAATCAGGTCTTCATTCTGATCTATGTATATATAAAAGGCATCCGTAGCCCCAATCCAAGAAGGATGGGAAATATCAACTATGCCATTAAAAGTCTTGCCAGAACCGTAATTTCCCGCAGCAATATCGATAGTTTGTGCAAGAGAATGCGATTTGGTAGCTCTAAGGGCATTAAAATGTCCTTTTAACTGTCGGGATGTTGGTTGTGTGGTAGCCATTCTCACGAAATCCTACACCACAGCTCTTACTATACTATGGAATATTAATAGATTAAATGCCGTAAATATTACTTATTTCGGCTATTTTTAAGAAATACCTTCTGCCGTTTTAAGGGCATCGATCTGGGCAGTACGCCAAACATCGTAGGCCTGACCTTCGGTAGGTAAAGCACATGCCATGGTAACTGTTTTTTTCATACTATCATCTACTGAATCACAAATACAGGCTGTAAGAGTCACACCAGTATCTGCTCCCTCTGTACCATTGAAATTAAATGATACCCAATCTAATTCTTTTGCCATATTAAATCTCCAATGTTAATGTTGTAGAATAGGTAGATTCGCCTATTCTTACTTTAATTTTCTTTACATCTTCTATATCAGTTATCCATATATCCCCATCGTCAAAAATCAGAGGATCGGCCGATAATATTGGAATATTTATAGAAGCATATATTTTATTAATTCCTGATCGTACTTTGCTTGATACATACAAATCGTTAGAAAAATACCCATCACGCCATCTATTACTTGGTGAACCAATACCATAGGCATCATCTACATTGGGGCCTACACCTCCTGCTATCTCTAATTTAAAAGTTTGTACTGCTACAGGAGAAATACCTAACCCCAAATTTCCAAAAATTAATAAATCAATAGGAATATTTGGTAGTCCTATAGTGCCCTGATTATTGCTAAATGCCTGAGCCCCATTACCTAAGGCTAAGGCATTAGCAAATGTATTTGTTGTGGCACCAAATCCTATAGCAATAGATCCTGCGCCGCCATTACCAACTGTGGTACCACTACCAATGGCAATACTACCGATAGCTGTAGTGCCAACAGAAGAGTTGGCACCTATAGATATGCCGTCAGACGAATCAGATACAGACAAAAACCCAAAAACGCTTGCCCTTGCCACACCAGAAGTGTTGGTCCTTGATGCGCGACCTACTGCAGTATTAAAATCTCCGGTTCCTGATGAGGTCCCACGTCCTATCGCTACGCCTCCCTGTCCAGTGGCTGAAGAAGATTGTCCAATTGCAACACTTTGGCCGCCAGTAGCTATAGCATTACCGCCTATCGCAGTAGAAACACCAAATGGGGTTGAGCCGGTATTTGTAAATCCGGCATTAGCATTATCACCCACGGCCGTACCACCATTTCCACCAGCACGAGCCGCTTGGCCTACGGCTATATTCCCAAAACCACTCGCCTGTGCTATTCGTCCAATAGCAACTGATCCAGAACTTGTTGCTTCCGCATCATAACCTACAACAGTAGTATTATCTGCCGATGCAGACGCTAAAGCCCCCACGGCAACTGAAAGTGTGCCGGCAGCCAAGGCTCCTTCACCAAATTGTTCGCTACTTGTGCCACCACTAGAGCCGCGAACAGAAATATTACCTACAACATTCCAAGTTCCATCTATAGGAGTAAATGGATCTGGAATATCTATAGAAAATCCCTCAGTAGGATCTTTAAATTCTAATGTGTTAGTGGTCGCATTAAATGTTAGCGCATAGCCATCTTCCAATGTAGAACTATCTATTTCAAATTCTAACAATCTTGTTGGACTAAGTAAATTAAATGAAGTATTATTTTGTCTGAAATAAAGTTCATTATCTTCTTCACTTACAAATACCCTACCAGTTCCTATATGAATGCTGCCTGGCCCAAAATATCCATCTTTCCATCTTAAAGAAGAAGATCCTAAATCAAATATATTATCTGAGTCCGGGCCAACATTTCCGGCGACTTGTAATTTAAAATCATTAGGCGAGGTGGTTCCCAATCCCAGATTACCGATAGAAGTGAGTCGTAAGTTTTCCTGTAGAATGCCATCGTTAGAAAGCTCTACTGCTAGAAAAGTGTCCTCAATGGAATCTGCTGCACTTTCTGTTCCTGTAATTATTCTACTAGCACTAAATAAGTTGGTTCCGGTGCTTTCTAATCTAGTGAGAATGGCAGAACCAATTCCAGTTAAACCACCAGAAACATGAGAGGTTGTTCTTTCTACTATTACAGAATTTTTTATTGAATTGCGACTTGGCGCGTCTTTTTGTATTAATAAACTAGAATTCGTTTCATCAACTGACTTAACAGTGATTCCTGTACCGCTACCAGCCTGATCAACGTTTAGGGCTGTGGTAAGAGAGGAATTGCTTATTAGCCTCAGTACTGAACCAGATGCAGATAATTGAGTGATGGTAATTTGCCCATCATTTTCATTTATATTTTTAGCACCACTAGGACTATTATCGTAAGCTGTTTGAAGAGTATCGTCCGCTCCACCAGAACTACCTGAAGTCATAGATGCCCCTATACCACAGGGCAATATAATTATATCTATTTCATCATCATCGTCTAATGGATCAGAAAATTCTATAGCTGATTCTGAAAATTCTACGTAGTCAGTTGGTGTATTTTGTACTAGACCATTTATAGCAACAACTAATTTATTTTGTCCTACATCGTAAGTATAACCATCAAGTGTATATACAGAATTAAAGGGGGCATCAACCGCCGCAGAACCTAACTTATGTATTCTAACAATGTCACAAGATCGTTGAAAATAACCATCAATGGCATCTAGAGCTTCTTGTACAGTATTGCCTATGACGAATGTATTATCTGTGTCGTCATAAGAAATCATTGAGGCGTCGGCATCAAGACGTAGATTTAGATAACCATCAAATCCAACTTCTGTTCCGAGTCCAGTGCCATATAGGTCGCTTACATCTACAGATATTTCAGTTAGGCCATCAATATCTCTGATATCAATGCCATCACCTTCTAATAGATTTACGTCACCGAATGTATATCTTCTTCCGTCTTTATCTACGAAATAAAATATACCTGGTTCGCCTTCAACATATATTCCTGTTTCGCCTATATCAACCGGGTTATAATTAAGACTAGTGAATTGAACTGACTGCGGACCAAGCAAATGCCCAGATAAATAACCATCGCCTAATACTTTTATGCCAAGACCACTCGGATTAGCATGGGTAATTAATAAAACCGGTTCGTCAAAAGATTCGTCTAGAGCAGAGAATTGAACAAGCGGTAATAGAGGAACTGCTGTGGTACTAAATACGCTTAAACCTCTACCAGAATTGTCTGAATTATCAATATCAAGCGCGGCATCAGCGTTGGTGGTATTGCCAGTTTGTCGAATAAATAGGGCAGCGCCACTACCAGCATTCGTAAGGGAAAATACATCACCGGCGCCTAAATCAGTCTTAATGATTCCGGAGGTAGGTGAGGCTTCAGTCCTTACAGCCGTAGTGATTAAATACTGTGGATGGTCATCATCTGGATAGAGACCGGTAAGATCGCCGTGGTCCGATACACCATAGCCGTCTGTACTGGTGCTAGATACAAATCTCCTTCCAAAAAAATGACTCATTAATTACTCCAGCTTGGCACCTTTTATTAAATTATCAGAAGCCCACAGAGGTTGGAGGTTAGTATAGTGACAGGCTTTTAGAAAGTCATCTCTGTTAGTTAAATCAAACGAAGAAAGCGGATTAATATGGTCTATGTGCCAATCACCATGATTTTCCCATGTCATACCTTGTAAAAACTTGGATTCCAGATACTCTTTTAGATTCTGTATAGAACATCCTAAATCTTTAACAAAGGAGCCATTTTTATTGCTATTTTTGTATTTTAATGCAGAATTAAGCCGACAACGTAAATACACTGATAGTTTATAATTAACATCTATTTTTAACCTTTCTTTGTGTCTTTTATTTACCCTACTAATAACATGTTGTTTATTTTCCAAATACCATTGTTTTTTATACTCTCTAATCCGCTCTTTATTAGTTTTAACATATTCTCTGTATTTACTTTTTATTTTTTCAGTATTTTTCTCTCTATATATTTTATCAGTTTTACTTTTATATTCTTTATAAGATTTAGTTTGTTTAGATGTTCTATTGCATATTTTGCATTTATATGAAATGCCATCTGGCGAACTTCTATCTTTATAGAATTTATCCAAACTTAATATTTTCTGACAATAAGAGCATTTCTTCATAAATTAGGCCTCATAACGCCATGCTTCAACTCTCACTATCACTGGATCACCTGGTGTAGCGCGTCTGAACCATACTTTAGATTGAGCTCTGTTATCATAGATTATTGCTTCACTGGGATATAACGGCCGCATATCTCCATGAACAGTCTCGCCGTCAAAAGAATATTGAACAATATCTTCTGAATTATTACTTTCAACCATTAAAGCTATGCCAACAGAATTAAAATTCCACGAAACCTTATTTTCCTCATCAAAAGTAGTGGAAGAGACATCCAGCTTTTGAAAGAAATTTGTGTCTTTTCTTCTATTAGTTGCCATTATTAAACCCCATTAAAAGAATACACTACTACGTAAAACACACGTATAGCGTTCAATTTAAGCCAAAATATTAGTATATTTTATGGATTTGTAGGTAGGTGGCCACAGTGTGTTTAAAGCCACTATATAATGCGTTTTACATAAAAGGCTTTGCTAATCCCTCTGCGAGCAATAGGTCATTTATACAAGTTCCATCAGCAAGATAGACCTTTGCCAAGTAACGACCATATTTTTCTTTTTTGTCTTTTATGGTTACTATATAAACTATTTTACCAGTTAATAGTTCCTCTACTCGGGTTTTAGATGCCACACCTAACTTATATTCCTCTGAACCTACCTTAACACCAAAAATCTCATGAGTATCAATGCCCGACAAACGAACCCTTTCTCTAACAAATATACTCATACCCAAATCAATTTCTAAATCCAAAGTGTCGCCATCTACCACTGCCTTTACCAATGCCTTATATCTATATAGGTTTTCTGCTATCTCGGTCATATAAACTCCTAAATTTGTGCTAACTTTATTATTAATTTTTCCTTCTTATAGTCTTCGAAGCTATCATAGGCCGTGTCTGTATCCATATTTAATATAGCAACTTGTCCAAATAAACATTCTTTGAGCACTTCAGTGGTACGAACCTGCTGATAATTATCCCTTTTTTCTGTTGAGAACCCATAACCACATCGTTTTGTGTGTATTCGATAGAAATATAGATTACCTACACCATATTTTAGTTGTAAGTTTTTAGCCCGGCGATGTTCCTGTCGTATAACTCGGTCTCTTTTCTTATCTATTTTTCGGTATTTTTTCTCGTATCTTCTAGACATAGCTTACTCCTTACGATTATTATACCCCATATAGTACAAAAAAAGAAGGGCTGCACAGTGGCAGCCCTTCGATTACTCTATTATGCTATCAATTAGATAGTTGTTGATTAGCCTACTGCTACACTCTTACGGCCTACAGCAACGCCTCTTGGATTGACAATTCCGATGCCAACGATTTCGTTGACAACCCAACCCAATTTAAGTTGCTTTGGCTCGTCAGCTGGTAGAACTTCGATGTCCTGACGAATTGGCATTACACCAACGAATTCAGGATCAGCGACGCCGAAAATTGTCCCAACTGGGACCATTTTGCTTACGATAATATCAGCACCCCAAAGGTGAGCAAAAAGCCCAGTCTGTAGGATTTCGCGCTGAGTTACCATATCTACTTCGCCGCCAGTGCCTGCAGCTTGTCCGCCACCAGAACCCCAGTTTAGAATATCGTTAAACTCAACGATGTTCATAAGGAATTTGGTAGTAACTAAGTCCCAGCGATCAACTTGAACTTTGATCTCTGAAAGGTCACGCTTCAAAAGACCTGCATCAGCTACGTCTTGTGCGGTGTTTTCACCACCAAGAGCTAAGTCGCCAGCAAAGTCAAGCGCCGCAAAGATGTTTGCATCTTCTTGTGCCTGAATTTCCTGACGTGCTTTTTGCTGAGCACGGTCAATAACATTGAATCTGCGTCTCTTAACTTCAGAGATGCGAACTGTTGGGTTCGAAACGATTTCGAACTCTGGTACAGTTACGCGATCACCAAATACGCGTGATTCTGGAGCAGAACCATTGCTTGATACAACTACTGCCGACACATCAATGTCTCGGTCATAAACTGGCAAAGCGCCCTGTGGTAAAGGATCTACTACAAGGACTCTACGACCAACACCCTGATAGTCAAGGTTGCGCCGTATAGGATTTGCCATGGCTTGTCCTAGTGCTACCTTGCCTTCAGTGGTCATTAACGCGCGACGAATTAACTCGTCCTTTTGTTCCTCGGTGAAGGAAGGAGAACCTGCTAAAGCAGAGTTCGAGGACTGGTTTCTCTCTAGAATTGACGCATACTTAACAATCTGCGCAAGAGCGTCGCGTTCACTGATGGCGTTTAACTCACCGTGAGTATTAAATACGCTCAT